AGCGGGCAGCACCACACGAGCCGCCGCCACAGGCAGCACCGAGCCAAAAAGGCTGCGGCAGCTGTCCGGCGTTGCGCACCATTACAGGGACGTTACCGAGATGGTCGATTTTGCCGCATCTCTTGATTTCACAAAATCGTTTCTGCTCGTATGTAGTGCTTGCCATGATATCCTCCTTACTGCTTTTGCAGGGCTGCCCTCGCCCGGTCAAAGAAAAACTGAATGATCTTGCTCATGGTCTCTTCGGTGATTGCCCAGCTGACCAGCTTGCCCCACCGGCTGTTGTCCAGATAATGACGTAGCATCTTGACGCACCACGCCTTGCGCTCTGTGCCACGCTTGGTGCCCTGAATTTCACGCTCTGCTTGGTCGATGAGGTCAAGCACCAGCGTCCTGACTGCTGCGCCGTAGCCCAGACGGATAAGCCCCAGCACAAGCGACACAGTGCCCACAACGATGAGCGCAAGCGCCAGCCACGCGGGCAGCGGGGTGAGAATGGTGTTAAGGATGGTTTCCATGTGTTACTCTCCTCTCTCTTTTTCGAGGTCTTCGATGCGGTGGTTTGCCACCTTGATTTGTTCTTCCAGCACTGGCACGCGCTGGGCAAAGTTGTTGTGCGCCCGGACTTCGCGGGTCAGTTCTTCCAGCTTGGTTTCGGTGACGGCCTGCTGCTTGTCAAGCTTGGCGTCCATGCTCTGGGCGGTGCGGTTGTTGGAGACGATTGTGGCGATCAGGCTCAGACCGCCGGTGATGATTGCCACAATGATTGCTTCGCTCATGCGCCCTCCCGGAGACGGGTCAGACCCTTCTTTGCAATGATTTTGGCATAGTCCTTGTAGGGCACAGACAAGTCCACGCCGGAAATCTTGCCCGGGATCGCGTTCACAACACCGGGAATCTTGCCCTTGCTTGTGTACTGCCACAGCCCGAAACTCCATTCCGGTGTGGGCTTTTTGCTGCGGTATGCTGCCAGCCACACGTCATACTTTTTCAGCGCAGCGCCGCCCATGTACAGGTTGGTTTCACCAAAGTACAGCCCGGTGTATAGCATGGCGTAAAAGCCCCAGCGCTCCACAGTGCCCAGCGCGTGGGCTGCAATGTCCGTCAGGGTCTGCTTGTCGAGCGGTGCTTGCACATAGGAATCCTCAATGTCCACCGCCACCGGCAGCTGCACCGTCTTGCCGGTAAGCACCTTGCGCAGCAGGGCAAGTTCTGCGTCAGCCTCTGCCGTGTTGACCGCCTTGCAGTAGTAGTACACGCCGCAGGGGATGCCCAGCCGCTGGCACTCGCGGTAGTTGCGCTCAAAGGTCGGGTCAATGTACGGCTTGCTGGGCGCGTCTTTCGCGCTGTTGCCCAGCGCCCGCAGCATCACACCGGAGACAAGGCCGCTTGCCTTGACCTTGTCCCAGTCGATGCACCCTTGCCAGCGGGAAACGTCCATGATAGGTCTCATACTTTGCTCCTTAATATTTCTCGCCGGTGATTTCTTCATACTCTCCTGCGGTCAGGCGCTGGGGCTTGCGCTGCACAAGGATGCGCAGCATGGCCTTAGACCAGAGGCCTGCCTCATACTCGTCTTTTGCTTTGCCGAAGATCGCGCTGTGCTTATCACTCATGGCTCATGCCCTCCTTGTCTGCGGCCTCGTCCTCAATGGGCACATCGGCCAGAATGCACAGGAAATCCACCATAGACGCGATCTGTGCCAAATCCGCGTCTCTGTTTTCATTTTCGGCAGCGGTCTTGATGCCGCCAGTGTTGCGAACAATTTTCATGTCGTTATCCCCTCCAGCAGAGTTTTAACGTATTGATCCATGCGCTGCAGCAGCTGCTGCGAGTTGCCTTTAGCGGCATGGGCTTTCCATGATCCATACTGCTCATACAGGGCAGATGCCGGTTTCTCTCCTGCCTTGATGAGCTGGGCAAGCCGAAACAGGCGCTTGCGCTCGGCCTTGACGTTCTGCGGGTCAACGGTCATAACGACCTTGCCCGCCGGGGTCAGGCGGTAGATGAAACCTAGAAAACGGAATCCATCCTTTAGCCTGACGATCTTGGTCTTGGTCGGGTGCAGCTCCATGCCATCGGCAGCGTACCGGGCGCGGATCGCCTCCCGCCACTCCTCAAGCTGCGCCTTGTCGTGGTGGATGATGAGGCTATCATCCATAAAACGGACGTACTTTTTCGCCCGCAGGCGCTCCTTGATGTAGTGATCTATGGGGTCGGGCACCGAGATCCCGGCAAGCTGCACCATCTGGCTGCCCGGATTATAACCGGCCTCGCCGGTATATTGACGATCCAGCACCTCACGCACGCGGTTATGCACACTTGGCGGCAAATGCCGCTCAAAGCAGCGGTTTGCCACGTCATGGGGCATCGTGTCGTAATAGTGCCGGATATCTACCAACAGCACATAGCCATCAGCGCCGTGCTGCCGGTATTCGCGCTCCATCATGAGCTTGACCTGCTTGCGCGCCCAGTCGGTACCTTTGCCGGTCTGACAGGCCACGTTTTGCCGGATGAAACTCCGTGTCATTGCTGGATAAACAGCATTGTCGTTGAGAGAGCGTTGGTATACCCTATCCCGAAAGCCGTTTGCAACCGCCGTGCGGGGCTTGGGATAGGTGATTCTGACTTTGGTTGTTGGCCGTGCCTTGTATGTACCTGTCGCGAGCTCCTTTTGGAGTTTCAGGATCTCGTCCATCCGAAACAGGTGAAACCGTCCAACGCTTGCCTTGCGGCACACGCCTTTGGCGCACTTGCCCTCGGAATTATACAGGGCATCGAACCCGATTATTATTTCTTCTTCTTGCACTGATTTTTTCAGCTCTCCTCGCAAGGATCTGCCGGGTGATAGCGGTCAACACCCCGCAGGGTGGCCACGTCCGGCTGATATTGTTCGTCTGCCAGAGGGCAGACATGGCACTCGGCTCCTTGCACGGCAGTTTTTGCCCGGCCTCTGCTATGCAGGGGCTTTTGTGGGCGTGCTGCCGTCCAATCCGGGGCGCAGCGATTCGCGTAGAACGCGGCCCAGTTGGTGACGCTGCCGCTGGAGGCCACGGAGAAGGCATTGTAGCCGTTGCCACGATTCGCAGAGCGCAGCCGCACATTGCGGCCCATTAGCCTACAGCCATTTTTATGTCAAAGCGCTTTTGCACGCTTTGCATCACTCTCGTGCCAGTCCCGGCAGCGCTGCCGGATATCGCGCACACTGTTACCCCAGAAAGAGCACCGTTTGCCAGAAAGGTGGTAGCTGGCTTTAGCCATGTCTATCTCCGCCAAAAGGACGGTGCACAGCCGGACAGCTTGTCTTTGAAGCTTAAAGCGCTCCTCTCTTTCGTTCGGCTTGTCCAGCCGGAGGTCGTTTGCTCCGAAGATATCAAAAAATATCCGGTCTGCCGTAGCGCGCAGTTGACCGGGAAGGCTTGCGTCAATTTCGAGGTCAAACACTTTCGCGTTTTTGGTGATCTGTCTGGTATACAGTGCCAGCTCACGCGCGTCAAGCGGCAGCGTGAATTTATTGTCCGGTATCTGGTCTTTGCGCATTGCCATGGGATAGCACTCACTTTCTCACCGGGCAAGGGATTGCCCGGTGATTATTTAACAAGATTGGTCATTTCGCAAGCCGGGGCGCAGCGATACGCGTAGATCGCGGCCCAGTAGCGGACGCTGCCGCTGGAGTCCACGCCGAAGGCATTGTAGCCGTTGCCACGATACGCAGAACGCAGCCGCACATGGCGGCCCACGGTACGCTGTGCCAGATCGCGGGTGATGCGCAGCGGGTAGATCTTATACAGAGCCTGCGGGGTCTTTGCGCCGGTGCGCTCTTTCCAGTACGGCCAGTAGGTGCCCTCACCGGACGCCTGCGGCGAGCAGTAGATCTCCTGCAGCGAGGGCAGGAAAATCTTGTCATAGGTCACCACAGCGCTTCCGTCATCGGTGACGTTGTTGCCGTAGGTCACGACCTTCACGCGGGTCAGCGCGTTCTTGAAGTCATCGGAGAAGCCAGCGAGGAAGCCGGGCACGGTGTCCGCCTGATTGGGCTTCATATCCCATTCATCCTGCGGAGTCCACCACCTGCCGGAAGCTGCATCGCTGTTGAGGTACTGGCGGTATGCGGACTTATACCACCGGTTGTCGCCGTAGCCAACGGAGTGCAAGCCGTTCAGCTTGCCGTTGGGCTTAGCAAGAAAAGTGCCAAGGTTCATGCCAGCATCGCCAGCAGATACGTTGCAGGTCTCCAGCAGTTCAGACTTATTTTGATCCTTGTAGACGTAAACCTTCCAGTTGGTGGGAGCGGTATCCGGTGCATTGTAGAAGCCGGTCAAACGTGCGCCTGCAGGGGCGTTCTTGGTCAGCGTGAACTGATAGACGGTGCCGTTTTTGACATTCGTGCCCCAATCCAGCCCCATCTTGACGTTGTAGGTACCAGCAGCAAGGCCGGATTCTTGCACCACATAGAAAGCCTGATATGCAGAAAACTGGATATCCTCCAGAGATGCGTAGTGCATCTGCAGCACCATTGCGGGTGCGGTGGTGCCGGTCTCACCCTCGGCGATATCGTCCGTCTTTACCACGTCCCACGGGCAGTCGTAGACTTTGCCGTCCTTGCCGGTGTAGGTGTTGACAAGCTGGGTGCCCACCGGGAAAACCGCCGGTGCGTTACCGGCAGCCACCACGGCCTTGATGCCGTTATAGTCCATCTCCTCCACAACGCCGGTCTGCGCCCGCGCGATCACGCCCAGCGAGCTGGACATACCCAGCAGGGCGGCGGTCATCTGGTCAAGCTTTCTGCCGTTGGCTTTTGCGGTCTCGTCCAGATAAGGGGGGTCGGTTACGAGAGTTCCAGCTGCAGCTACAGTCTCAATGTTATCATCCATGTGTTTTGCTCCTTTCAGCGTTTAAGATATCTCACGCAGATTTTGCCGTCTACCACGACAAATCCGCAGGATTCGAGGGCTGCGGTGCGCGTATCCAGCGCTTGCTCTGCCTGTTCCGCGCGGGCGGTTTCGGCGGTGATAGCGGTGTCCAAGCGCTGCTCCTCGCCTTTGGCGCGGGTGGTTTCATCAGAAACGCTTTTTGCGATAGCTTGTACTTCTGTTTTATCTGCTTTGCCAGCAAGCGCCGTGCTTGAATTACCTTCCAAGTCCACAATGCCGTCCTCGATGTGGTTTAGCTGCGAAGCGGAAAGCACTTCACCGTTTGCAAAGTTCTGCTTTTGATAGCTCATTGATAAGTTACCTCCTCTTCTTGTTTTTCAATCGGGGAGTAGACGAACTCTCCGTTAACATACAGATAATCGTAAAGGTTTCCATCCGGTAGCGCTTCAACCTCTACGCTTCCCGGCATGGACGCACCGTTAAAGAGAAGCGAAGCACTAAGAACACGGTTTGTTTTTTTGTCAATGTTTAGTGCAATCATAAAACGTCACCTCATTTAATGCCATAAGCTGCAATTGGAATCATATACTCATTAACAAGACGGTTGCCATATTTTTTGCCGCTTGAAATATCAGATGGAGTACTAGATGCCCCACTAAAGAATAAAAGCATTGCGTCTTGAAAAACAAAATATATTCGATTTTCGCCATTTTCTAATTCATTCCAAGCACTAAAAAGCCTTCTTGCGATTAAAGGCAACGATGAAGCGCCAAATGTAGGAGAACCACTTGCTGGAGCAACGGCAGAAGCGCTGTAATATACCTCAACCGATGAAGCATCATTTCTATGAGGGCATGGAATTGTATAAGTGATGTTTGGCATTCCAATTTTATACGTTTGACCGTCAACTTTAACGCTTTCCGATTTTGCTCCATTAAAAACAAACATAATTTGCGACCATGCATTATCTTTTAAGATGATATTTTGCGTCTGGAATGCAGAATCTTGGCTTGCGTTCTCCCAAATTTTGACCATGACCTGACCAGAAGCAAGATTTCCCGCTGTGATCGTATCCGCTTTGATTTCCGTTGCGGTAATCGTTCCGGCTTGAATGACCTTTGCATTCAGACCATCAGCGGAAATGTCCTCAGTCGTTACCGCGCCCTTCAGGTTGATTTTGGACGCTTCGATTTGCACAGACTGTGCAGTCTGATTTATCGTGGAAGCGATATCGCCTTTGGAAACCTTTGTTTCAATCTTTTCGTTGGTAACTTTCAGTTGCGCGTCCGCGTAAGACTTTGCATTGCTTTCGGCTGCTGTTGCTTTGCTTGTGGCATCCGCAGCGGCGCTGTCAATTGCGTCAGACTTTGCGGTCGCAAGCTCTTCTTTTGTTGCGCGCAAAGTAATAGCATCAGCGTTCTGAGAAATCTTTGTTTCCGCTGCACCGATACGCGTAGAAACGCCAGCCATGTCAGTTTGGTACGTTTCCTTTGTGACGCGGGATTCAATTGCAGCTTGCGTCTTTTCGAAATCAGAAGAATATTGCGTCTTGAACTGCGTCAAGTCGTTCTTGGTCTGGTTCGTCTGTGTAGCGGTCTGATTTATCTTTTCGAGGTTTGCCCTGTCCGTTGCCGCCTGTTGGCTTGTAACGCCGCTTGTAGACTGAGCATAGGAAGAACTTGTGACCGTTTCGCCAGCGCCGGAAATTGCTGTGTTGCAGTTCAAAGCAAGCGTAACGTTGGTGACAATAGTATCATGCACAACGCCGTCTTTGTCCTTGTAGCGTATCATGTCAAGCGGGAACAAATACGGCGCAGACTTGATAGTGGCGCTGTATGGGCGGTAGGCAAACCCGCCGCGTGCAGCTTGCAGTTCCTTCAAAACGCCCTCGTAGGCGTTGGTCAGGAAACCGCAATCACTTAGATCAAGCGTGTAATCTGCTGTGCCGGACAGGTATGTGTTGCCCTTGCCATCGTCACAGGTGAAGCCGGTAACGGTGATGTCGTTCTCCAACATATCGCTGGAATAACGCTCACTTGCGGTAATGGTCACGCCAGTCTGCTCATACCATTTCAGCACAAGCCGTCCGCTGCCATCCATGAACGCGCAAGTGCCGGTAAGCTGCGCACACCATTGCAAGAGCTGCCGGTATGTCAGTTTCTGGTTAGTATCCGGCAGACCGCCGATGCTGAAATAGTGGTTTGGCAGCGCCGAAACGTCTGTTGCAAGCGTGACATTGCAGATGGAGCAGATTTTCTGAATAAGTGCGTCAACATGGATAGGAAAGGAGAGCGCGGAAACGTTCACTTCACGGTCAAACAAGACCATGTAGTCCAATGCAGAGATGCTTATAGTGCTTAGCTTTCTGGGTGGCGTGTCTACAATGAACAAACCACAGGGAACATACGCAACGTCTTGATCGGAAGATGCAGAGCCAAGAATCATACGTCCAAGAATGCCCTTGCCAAGCATTGCGCCCTCAAGGACGCTGGACAGTTTGATGCCGATTTTAACGTTCAGGACAGCGCCCTCGAAGGAAACATCGTTGAACCTGCCATCGTAGTTTCGCAGCTTCAAGGACAGTTCAGACGCAACCGCAGAGCCGACCTCGATTTTGCTGTTTGTCACGCAGTACCGGTCAATCTTCAACCCGCCCTGAATGATATCTGCATCGGTGATGGTGAACGTCTTGCTGCCAGCAGTAACCTCAATAAGAGCAGTCTGTTTGTTGCCCTCGTTGAAGGATTTTATGATATCTTGCGATACATTGACCATCAGTGTGCAGCCCTTTCGATAATGTTAAAAGATATCCCTTCCCAGCGATTCATCCGCGAATTGTACATAGGAACAGCACGGTCACCAACGTAGAACTCGCTGGTTTTCCAATCGCCAGCCATTGCGTCAAGGTAGGTGACGTTGATGTATTCCGGGTTGAACGCTTTCAGAATAACAGCGGCTTCTTGAATGGTGGTGTACTTCCATTCCAGTTCCAGCTTGACGCACTGTCCAAGACGTTTCTTGTCCATCTTGTTATCCTCTGTGCGTCCGGCATCGGATGCTGAAATGTCCTGTAACCGCCACTGATAAGAAGAGGGGCATTTAAGATACTGCCCATCCACGCTCCGAATCGGATTGTACTGGTCAAGTTCCATAAATGCCCCTCCTTTAAGTACCTACCGGGATAATTGTTTTGCCGTTGCGCTGGTTCGTTCTGTTCACTGCCTGATAGAAGCTGGACACGTTGACCTCTGCGCTCCCTTCCTTCTCAAGCAGAGCCTGCAACAGCTCGTTCTGACGGCGCAGAAGCTGGTTCTGACGCTCCATTGCAGCTTCAACACCTTCGCGGATGCCCTCAACGATTTGGTCATTGTTGGCAACTGCCGTGTGCCCGCCCATAGAACCGACCATCTCTGCACCGGCTTCTCGGGCGATGAACAGCTGCCCGGCATCGGGGAAACCACCGCTTGCAAAGCCGAAAATGCCTTTAACAAAATCAACTACGCCGCCTATGGCATCGCCGACCCAGCTAACGGCACCGCCGACAGCATCTCCGACCCATCCGAAAATATCGCCAGCAACGTTGCCGACAGCGCCAAGAGTGGAAAGAATCGCACCCGGAATGTCACCGGTGACCGCTTTAAATATTGCTATTCCTCCGTTGAGCAAGGACTTGCCCCACTTCAAAGCGTCCCCACCCGAGCCAGAACCACTACCAGAACCAGAACTGCCACCAGAGCCATTCCCAGAGCCGATGCCTAAGTTAGAGCCAAACTGTTTCAGAAAATTCAAGCCAGATTTAAGGATGTCTCCCCAGTTAGTGTCGAAAGCTTTAAAGATAAAGTCCGTAAGGGTCTTTACGCCTTTTTTGATGCCGAGAGATTCCCAAGCATCAGAAAAGTCAATTCCAAGCTGGTTCAAAAAGCCTTTTGTGCCTTTCAAGATGGAATCCCAACCGTCAGAGAAAAATTTCCCGATTCCACTGTCTTTGTCAAACAAATCGCTGAAGAAGGATTTCAGCCCACCATACGCCTGTTTCAAGGCGGGAACTTGGTCGATAACCTCACCAACTTTGGTTTTCAGGTTATTAAAGGTGGTAATAACGTTCTTCACGCTGTCAATGGTGTCGGACACGTTCTTGATAGCAGTGGAAACCTTGTCAAAAACAAGGTACACGCCCTCAAACGCCTTTTGGATGGCAAGACCGGCGGCACCAAAGAAGCCGTTATACTGGTACTCGTTTTCAATCTCTGCAACGCTCTTTTTCACAAAAGACCGTATATCAGAGACCGCGCTCACAAAGCCATCATGCGTGTTCAGGATAGACTTCGATGCAGCGGTAAGCGCGTCAATGGAGGATTTGAATCCATTGGAAATGTCTTTGCCCGCCTTAGTAACCGCGTTGATGCCCTCCGTGAAATCGCCCAAGTCGGTTTTCATCTTCTTAAACCAGCCACCAAAACTATCATTGGTGGTGCGCACAGAACGTTTCAGCGCGTTTGCTGTTTCCATCATGGACTTGCCGCTTGCGTCAATGGACAGGCTGATAGAGCCATTGCCCAATCCGTAGTTCTCATCTGCCAGCTGAGAGCCGATGGCCTTTACCGCGTCAGACACGGACTGGATGGCGTTCACCGCAAGGTCTTTGGCAGCGGAGATGCCGTTGGCGAGACCTTCTACGATATAACCACCGTAGCCCTTGAAAACTTTGGAAGGGGAGTTGATGCCGGTGTCTGTCGTGAACTTATCAAGAATGGCTTTTGCAAGACCGCCGACAGACTTTTTAGCACTTTCGATGCCCTTGTTGATGCCATCAATCAAGCCCTGAACGATGTTCTTGCCGTAGTTAAGGAACTTTTGCGGCAGTTCTTTCAGAGTGTCGACAAGGCTGTTCCAAGACTTATCCCAGTTTGTCTTAAAGCCTTGCCATTTTTTGTCCCACCAGACGCCTACTCCAACAAACCATTGCTTTAAGTCGGCACTTGCTTTGTCAAGAGCGACCGTGATTTTATCCCAGTTCTGGTAAATGGCAATCCCAGCATCAGTCAGACCGCCCACAATTAAACCGATGATTGCACCGATTCCAGCAGTAATCGGGCCTCCGAGAGAGCCTATAATTGCGCCAACAGCAGCACCAGCCATCGTAGAACCAGCAGGAATCAGCAAACCGTTCAAAATATTCAAGCCGTTTGTTAAAGCATCATAAACGCCGGTCACAAACATTGCAACGCCAGCTACAACACCAGCAACAACCGCGCCAACTAACGCACCGCCCATTTTGCCGCCTGCGGCAGTAATAGCTTTTGCAACGGCACTATCTGCAAAGGAAGTCGTGATAAACTCTGCGATTTTTGAGCCAAGCAATGCTGCGCCGCCAACAAACGTAATAGCACCTACAAGGATTTCCGCAAAATTGATAGCGTTAAGCTTGTCCTGAATAGCTTTCTTGATACCATCAAACATCAGGAAAAATCCAAGGCCTATCAGAATGCCACCGGCGACCATGCCTTTCAAAATGCCGATTTTTTTGATTGCGTCAACAAGGTCTGCAATAAAAGTGGTCAGCTTCCACAAAGCAAGCGCTGCGGTAACGGCGCCGATAATCGGAAGCATCCCTCTGATTTTTTCCTTGATGCTATCAATCTGCTTTACAAACTCTTCGTTGTACCGCTTGAACATATCGTAGCCGGACAGATCTACATCGCCTAAGATGTTGCCAGCAGCACCAGAACCAGAACCGGAACCACCGGAAGAACCATTGTCCTTCTGGATGACGTTTAGTTCATCAAAGCCCATGATGTAGTTCTTGAACGCCTTTGCAGCCTTGCCGGTCGCTTTGGTGGTATTGTCCATCGCATCCGTGACGCCACCAACAGCATCGCTTGCGCTGCTAAAGTCTGGGAATTCTACCTTGACGCCCATTAACGATGCAATGCCCGTCACAAGCTCTTTGACCAGTTCAACGGCAGCGATCAGCGGGGGAAGGATGGATTTCAGGGCAGGGTAAAGCAAAGAACCAACGGCGCGAGCCAGACTGTTCAGCTGTGCCTGCAAAATACGAATCATGTTTGCAGGGCTAGACAAAGTGCGGGCGAAGTCTCCCTGCGCATCGGTGGTTTGCTTCATGATGGCAATGTACCGCAGAACAGCCTTATCGGCCTGAGACAGGGTAGAAACGCTCTGCGAATAGCCAAGATTAAGCAGCTCCTGTTGCAACCGTGCGTTAGAAATATCGACACCCAGACGGCGAATCGGTTCAAGTTCGCCGGAAATAGCCGCCTGAATCTTCGTAAAGGATTCCGCAACAGGGATATTTTTCAAAGAAGCGAGGTCGTAGCCAAGCTGCGTCAGGTTCTTGGACAGCACATACGCTTTGTCGCTAGCCAGACCAAACGAAGTGGTCAGGCTCTGAATCGTTGCCATGTTGTTCATGGCTTCGGTGGGGTCGATGCCAAGCAGGGTCTCCATCTTGTTGATGAACGTGTTTGCTTCGCCGGTCAGCCCCTTCATAGACACGCCAAACAGGTTTGCAGCTTCATAGTAGCTATTGAACTTCTCCGCTGCGTTGCCAAGATAGGTGGCAATGGCTTTCAGCGAGACCAGCTTTGCCGCAGACCGAATGAAACCATTCAGCTGGTTGGAAAGGCTCAAATAGCTTTTTGCAGATTTACTGCTTGATTTTGTAGCACCGTCCGTTGCCGCAATGACCTTTTGGATGTTGGTAGGTAACTTCGCAAACGAATTTCCTACTGTTTCGATTTTGGAAGCAAGCGGGTCAAGGGCATCTGTGATTTTCTTGCAAGAAGTGGCAAAATCATCCAGTGTCTTTGAATTCAGTTTGCTACTAAAATCTGGAATTTTTGCAATGGAATTAAGGGCGCTGCTTACACTTCTAAGGCCAGACGCATCAACTTTGGAAAGCGGGGATAAGCCGTTTTGTAGGCTATTCATTTTGCCTTTCAGTCCAGAAAAGTCAATGCCTTTCAAATCGACTGAAGAAATTCTAGTTAATGCACTGGCAACAGAACGGATGCCTTTTGCGCTTTCAGACAGGTTCACGTTGGAAATCCTGTCCATAAAATCATTGATTCTACTAAGTCCGTCCATACCAGACGAAGCGGACTTCAACGCAGAGATAGACTTTGTTAAAGTGTCAAGGCTAGAACATACCTTGCCAATGCTACCTTTTGTGCGCAGTTTGGAAATAGCAGTGGTAAGTTTGTCAATGCTAAGCTCTGCGCCCTGAGATTCCGCAGAAATTTCTACGGATAAGCTTGTAATATCAACATCAGCCATTGCTACCACCGTCCTTCTGATTCATCATAGAGAACATCGCCCTCTTGATGCGTTCCTGCGCTTCCAGTGCGCGTTGGTATTCGTATTCGTCCTGCTCTTTCTGGGTAAGAGGAATCGGTCTATCCATGTACTTGATGGGACTAGACCCTTTCTTGCGGAACATATTGCCAACCGTAGAGGAAAGCGCAGATGCCGTATAGAAACCATTTCTCCACGCTTCAACATTGGCTCTGCGGGCGCGTAGTTCTTCCGCGTCCCGGTAAACCTTTGCCAGCCAGACGTCATCACGCCAAAACTGGTCATAGGTCATGCCAATGGAAATGTAATAGGCTTCTACATCATGGAACAGCTTAGATACAGAGAATGGCTCTGTATTGCTGTCCGGTTCTTGAGACTGTGAGGTTACACAATCTCCCACGTTGCGTTTTTTGCGGTCTTGTCCTCTTCATCGGTGGCAATCAGAGCCTTGATAGAATTCGCGTACATCTCCATCAGGGCAGCAATCAGACCTTCCTTGTCCTCGATGTGGTCAAGCATATCGTCAACCGCATTGCGCTTGATGCCCTTGTTGCGAGCAATGAATGCGCCGTAGAACAGAGTCTTAGTGTTCTTAACAGGGTTGATGCCGTTAGAGAACTCGTAGATCTGGAAGCCGTTGCGTTCAGTGGCTTCGGCGCTCTCGCGGGTGAAGGTCAGTTCATAAGTGTTCTTGCCATCGGGGGAATGAAAGTTGATAACCTTAGCAGCCATAATAAATGCTCTCCTTTATAAATAGGGGCAGAACCAAATCCGTTGTTCAGTTCTGCCCGGTTTGATTGATTCGATTTTTGCAGTTTAGCCGCCATTAACGGTCAGGCTCTCGCTGAACTTCGGGGTGGAGTGGAAGATGCAATTGATGGTCATTTCCACGACCTCATCCACACCAAAGCCAGACAGACCGACCTGGTGCATACCCTGCCAAGTAAAGCCGGAGCCGTCCTGCATCTTCAGGGCGTAGTACTTGTCCACGTTGCTCTCAGAGGTATCGTCATAACCAGCAGCCTTGACAGCAGCGTAGTCGGTCTTGTTGTAGTTGGCGGTAAAGGCTTTGGTGTCAGCCTGAACGATGCCAAAAATCTGCTTCTGCATACCATCAGACAGGGTAGTTGCATCCAGAAGGTTCGGGTCGGAGATCAGGTCGGGCACATCCTTGATGTCGCACAGCTTCGTCAAAGTGGTTGCGCTTTCGCCACAGTAAAGGGTAGTGTTCAGACCGGAGATAGCAGTACTCATAGAATGTTTACCTCCTTAGTTTCGGTAAATCATTCCGTCCTCTCCGATTGTTGCCCCATAGCTGCAATCAATCCGATAGACGGAATTGTTGTACAGCCCATTCAACGGGGCAAACGATTTGCGATAAAATTTAAGCGGTTCAAGAACAGAATCCACGATTCCAACGATGGAACGTGCTTCTGCAATGCGTCCGGTGTTCTTATTGGAGTAGACCCGCACGCGCAGGGAAACAGCAGCGTACTTGCTGTGACCAGCAGAATCAATATGTACAGGCAAATTGTTGTTTTCCTCTATCTGCACACACGGAAACCTCTTAACAGGTCGGTCATCAATTTCGCTAGTGACTAAGATACCGGGCACTTGCTTTCGCAGTTCCTTGGCAACAGCCGTGTAGATAGAGTTGAAATAATCAATCAACTATTCCAAACCTCCCTCCACGTTGCTTCGACCTGAGAAGCCATTTCCTCAACAGCTCCCCACATAGCCATAGCTGCATCATTACCACTGGTGTAGTTCAGCTGACCCTTGCCGTCTACTTCCTTGACAGGCGTACCGGCATTGCCAGATTCACCGTAGTAGTACCAGCGCTTGTGCTTGCCGTTTTCTTTGCCGTATGTGCCATGTTCACCAATGTTATCAGGCAAAGGGAGCGGGCCGACTGTTCCGGCAGCGCCCCAGCCCTGATGTATAACACCTGTGCCGAACTCAATGTGAGCAACCGCCTGCCCCTCCGCTAGGATGGTGCAAGAAGTGCCATTTTGGCTAACTTCGCACTTAACATCGTTTTTGCCAGCATATTGTGCGTTCGCAAAGCGAATTTTGGCAACAGCAAGGCCTTTATCGGCAAGCGCCTTTGCGAATAACTGCGCCTTTTGGTTCAGGGTGGTCTTGTATTTGCGAATATCTCCCTCAGCCTGTTTAAGTCCGGCATCGCTCAACCTCACTTTAATTTTCACTTGTAGCCACCTCTTTCAGCGCATACTTCGTGTCTGTAATATGCTCTGCGACCTTGACAACAATGTAATTGAAGGGCTTTGAAACGTCCGTCTGAAACCAGACGTGTGTACCTTCGTAAAGTGGGGTGTTGTGCTTTTTGCTGGACGAACTGACAACGTAGCTGTAATCCGTGAACGCTCCAAAAGGGTTTGCTTCCGCAGAACCAGTAGGGGGGCTGACGTTCAGCATCAGCTTTGCGGGGTCACTCCACGATTCGTATGCAGATTCGCCAGTTTCGTTTCCCCACTCGTCCACAACAGGCGTTTTTTTGCCGAATGGGTTTGAGTACCACAGTGGGCGTTTATCCAGCGGGCTACCATTGAACATCAGCCGATAACACCTACTCTCGGAACCACTTCGTTAAGCAGGGACTGCGCCACATCGGAGTTTTCCCACACACGAGTAATGCCATTGTTGGTATAGCTCGTCTGTCCGTTTGCGCCGATGTGGTTATACAGTTCCGCTGCAATGCGTATCTGCAACGACTGATACTGCGAGGGCAACTCGTCTGGTCTGTTACCGAAGGGGTAGCCCTGTGCAAATATCTTGTCTTTGGCAAAATCAAGCAGCAGGTCGAAGAGTGGGTAGTCCTCGTCCGTGATTTCACGGTCAAGTGCAGGGGCGATGTACTGTCCCAGCTTGACTGCCGCTTCGGAATACTGGTCTCCCATGCTGCTTTCCTCCTTTCGCCTTAGTAAGCCTTAATGCAGTACACAGCGTCCATGCGCTCAAAGGACGGCAGAACGATTTCGGAAGCATAGATGTTAGTGTTGACAGGATGCACAGTCAACTCGGTGGTAATGGCAACGCCGGTGTTCACAATGGACACGGATGCACCAGACTGACCGGACATCAGATCGGCTTCCTCAGGAGTAGTGCCGTACCAAGTCGTACCGAGTTTGCCATCAGGAGCCAGAACAACATAACCGTCAGGAAGATACTTTGCGGTGTCACCGCCACCTTCAGGACGATACTTCTTGTTGTGGGTGAAAATCTCAAGGCCGGTTGCCTGACGAACAACTTCCTTTGCTTCATTCGCGGTGAGAACGGAAGTGGTTCGATTGTTGATGGTAAGGAATCGGTTCTTTACTTCATCGGTGGCAATCATCTTCGCGAGCGTGACCTTGTTCATAAAGGCACGAGTGACCTCTTCACCAGTTGCATCATTGACAGCATCGGCCGCAGCAATCAGGTCAGCAATAGGCGTAGCAGAAGCGGGAGTGTCCCACTTTGCGGAAGTTGTCAGTGCCTTGTAATTGCTCTTTTTCCACGTTCCATCAGGGTCGTAATTGTAAGTGTAGTTCACACCGTTTGCCTTGATGGTGATGCAGGGAGTGCCATTTGCAGGAGCCAGCAACTGCCAAATCATACGTTCAGGCACGATTCGTGCGCCGGTGACGAGATCGCTTACATCGTCATAAATGCGCTTCACAACGTCACGGGCATAAGGGTCGTTGCTGTCGAGAACACGCAAGATTTCCTGACGGTCTTTCTCACCCAGATGGTAGCCCTCACGGAAGAACGGCATCTCGGTTTCATCGAACTTGAAGCCTTCACGGGTGCGGAACGTAGCCTTTGCGTCAAATGCGCTGGGCATCAGAGACACGCCAACGCCCTTGTGGCCGCGAATCCACTTCAGGTCAAGACCAGCCTTTTTCTGAGCGGGGAACAGTGCGTCAGATGTGAAAGGCATCGCGTTGGTGGGGTCGTTCGTCCAATAGGCGGCAATCGCAGCCGGGGCAAAGACTTCCTTAAGATTCAGTGCCATGTTGTTTTACCTCCTATTAAGCGTTCACGCTGATGTTGTCGCGGCAGAAGATGCCGGGGACGGCGGTCTTGAGTGCCTTGATTGCGTCAGCGTCAAAGGTGAAGCCGGAACTTGCTGCTGCCTTCTTGGTGTCGATAACACCACGAATCAGCAGGGCAGCGTTGGGGTTCTCTGCCGGGTCAACGTCATACAGCAGGATGCCGTCAGCGTTGATGGTCTTAGAACCAGTCTCGCCAGCAGCAACAGCTTTCTTGCCAACCAGCGTCATGGGATAGCCAGCCTTAACCGCAGTAGCTTCGGTCACGGTAAAGGGAATGGCGGTGTAGTCATTGGAAGCAAGGATGGTATCGTTGATTCCGTTGACCGTGTTTCGGGTAAACTTCATGTTTTCCTCCTTGTTAATGGAAAGCACTCATTGCGTCACTCGATGCCTTAGAAGCATTTGCGTTCTGCTGTGCAAGGCTCTTGGCAAACGCCACGCCCTCGCTGTCAGAACCGCCCTTGCCATCCGCACCCGGAGGTGTGGGCATATCCTTCAGCAGAGAAGCCTTGTATGCGGTGTCATGGGCAGTCATAAACTCCGACTGGAACTTAAATACCTTGTCCATGTCACCGTCAGCCAGTGCAGACGCAGCCTTGTTGGCAAGTTCAGCGTCATAACCCTGTGCAACGAACTTCTCACGGTAAGATGCGAGGGTCTTTTCCTTAACGAGGTTCTCCTTGTCGGCAGTCAGGGCTTCAATCTGCTTCTGCATTTCTGCAAGCTTGTCAGCCTGTTCCTGTGCGGCATTCTCGTCATCGGTTCGCTTTGCCTTGAGCTGCTTCTTGTACTCAGCGGCTTCGCCGTTGGCTTTTGTCACGGCGTTACGCAGCTTCTCTACCTCTGCGCTAGGGTCTGCAACCTTTTCAAGCGCAGAAATGATTTCATCGGCGGTCATGCCCTCTTTGTAGGCATCACCAAGCAACACATTGAGTTTCATATCGTTAATTTCCTCCTGCGTTTTTTTACCGTTGCTTCCCTGCAACGCTGCGAAATTTGTATCCCGGCTTCCCTGCCGGAATATATCAGCCCGAAAATTCGGGATGATTACATATTGTCCACAAGCTCTTTGTAGCTAATCCCGCTAGTCAGACCGGGCGATTCTTCACTATCCGTTCCAACGAAATGAGCATTTTTAACACTCGGATGTAAGTACTCAATCATTGCAAAATTAGCCACATCAATCAGCCATTCGGTATTTCCCGTTTCGAGATATTTTTGAATGCGTGGTTGAATCTCCTTGACAGCTTGCGCTAATTCTGGGTAAGTTTGGCTCATCCATCCATACTTGTAATGAGAGACAAGGATTCGGTTTTGCATCTTCTTGACAAAATCGTCATCCCAATCCCTTGCAAGGATTTCACTGTTTAATTCCATCGCTGTTCTCCGGGTTAGTATTGGCAGACTGTTTGTCTGTCATGTTCCCGACATTTGCGTCGGTAGCATCCTGTTTAGGCTGCTCCTGTGGCTTCGGTGCTTTTCCGTCCTCGCCCAGCTTTCCAGAAGCAATCAGGAAGGGCTTGCTCATTTCATAAGCAGCCTGTGGGTCAGGGAACAGACCAGGCGTAGTAAACGCCAACTGCGGGTCAATCGGCTGCTGAATCATCTGTGCGAAAATCTGAACCTTACTCTGCTGATTGTCGTACTGACGGCGCGGCAGTTTGATGTTGATGTCACTTGCCATCAGCTTAGAACCAGCCGTATCACGCAGGATTTTGAGCATTACAGACAGGCTCTGGCGTTCAGCGTACTTGAACATATTCTCGTACTGCTGTGCCCTTGCTTCGGTGTGATTCCAGCCGTTGCGGACGATGACTGCGCCTACGTTGTCGGACGTTGCGTTCTCGTTACCAGTGGCACTGGGCATAGCAGTCAGGCTGCGGTACACGTTCAGCATGGAATCAAGCAAGGTCTGGCTCTGCTGCTGATCAAGCTCGTTTGCAATCTGAGAAACAGAAGCGGGCAGACCAGAAGTGGATTTCAGACACATTGCGCCAAGTTCCTTCACTTGGTCAAGCGCATCTTTGTCCACAAGACAGTTTGTAAACACCATGATGGACTGGATGAACTGTGCCACACCGTCCAGACGGTTGCTTTCAAGGTCGTTGATGGCATCCAGCACAGGGATAGCCGGTTCAAACAGACCCATACGCTCCGGGTTCAGCTTGTATTCGACCATCGGCAACATTCCCAGAGAGTGATTCTCAGACTTTGTGACCTTGCCGTTGTCGATTTCAAAGTACTGGTTTGGCGTATACACGCAAATCAGGTCGTTCAGGTCATTCTGATAATTGCGTGGGATGTGCAGCACGTTGGCGATGGGCTTGTGTCCGATGCTGGAATTGTAAATAACATACGCCATATCCGGGTCTGGAACATCCACCAGCAGGGGCGTTTCGTCCGGGTAGTTGCCGTTGTACCCCTTGTCAGGGAGAACAATGCGGTATCCCTGTCCGCATTCCAACATCCACTGCCAGAGCCGCCGATCAAGCGCATCCTTACCCTCATACTGCAAAGCATTGGACAGACGGGCGATTTCCTCACCGTCACCAGTTGCCGTTTCAGACCGCACATAAGAGCAAGGAGTACCGCTCATGTAGCCTGTGTAGAATCCCACGCATTCGTTTGCGTGGTTTTCTACAATGCGGTTGGTGATTTCAGCGTGGTATTCTTTCGTGCGGTTGAGGACGGGCTGGCTACCCAAGTAGTAGTTGTGCAGAAAGCGAATCTCGTTCTTGTTCAGCAGATGAATAGGCTCTGCCTTGCCCATGACTACTTTCAGTACGTTTGCCCGATTGATTTCCGTCTCCGGCGTTTCAATCGGCCTACGTCCGGTTAGTGGTTCATTCAAAAAGCCGCCAACGACCATCTGATACTCAGCCATACGTTCCTCCTTTCCGTTAGAATCTTCCCATCATTTGCTTGTACCGTTCGGCAAACCGTTCTTGCACAAACAGCTTTTCAATATCAGACCCGCCTTTATTGCCAGTGCCCATAGAGGATTGCTTTTTTATGCTTGCAACCTCTACGCACCCATTTGGTGCTTCGTATTCACTAACAACCACCATGAACGGAACTTCTGAAAGCCACTTTTCAAATGATTCATGGTCAAAATCGCATTTGTAACCCGTACAATTCGTCCGTTTATAAGGGGGGTCTGCGTACACAACTGCATTTGACGGAATTTGTACGTCCCTGTAATCTATTTGCAGACCTTCAAGCCTTTGCAGACCTTCAAGCCTTTGCAGACCTTCAAGATTTTGTAGGCGTTCAAGATTTTGTAGGCGTTCAAGATTTTCTAGCCTTGCAAGGTGGTCTAAATCATAAAGCCTTTTATGTTTCACTTGATGTCCAAGCCACTGTGAATAAATCCTTTTGTATTCCTCGTTGTTCGGCTTGATGTTTTTTGAGCTACCGTCCGAATCGATTCCGAACTCTTGCAAAAGTGACGTATCGCCAAACACTCTTGCGTAGTGCAAAGCCTTTTTCCACGGTTCAATCTCTTTTGAATAGAGATAATCCCTTCGGTTGTTGCCGAAGCTCCAACAGAGCGAAACGTAAGGGTCAGAATCCTTCAGCCTATGAAAATCTTCACGGCTAATCCAACGCTTTTCGTTGGCATACTTGCCGTGAACAGCGTCCATGAACAATTGCGGCGCATCACCGATGTCATTTGCAACGATGTGATTCCATTTGCCAGACAGCAACGCAGCGTGTGTGACTGCACAGCCGCCAGCAAACAGGTCAATCAGTGTGTCACCAGCAGGAAGATTGGAGATAACCCACTGTGCGATTTTGTTCTTGCTGCCACGATACGGCACACCATATCTCACGGTAGGCTTCTCCTTTCTGGCAAAATAAAAAGCGCAGCAAGACAAACCTATTAAGGTCTATCTCACTGCGCTTACAACTGCGCTTCAAAAGCTATTCAATTCTTAAACTTTGGCACGGAGACCCATGTATCTTTTGGAAGGTTGGAATCTCCAATTGTAATCCAATGGCAAAGAGGGCACAGAAGGGAGAATTTGCCTTCTACTTCGCCAAGATAACGTCCGCAATCACACGGATTTCCGTTTGCGTCTTTTCGAGGACGCTTGCATCTGACTTTTGTTACCATCTGTGCTCCTTTCGTTGGATTTCTGGGAACAGGCTGTTGAGCACAGACCTGTCAGAAGCTACTGGGAAACTGTTCGCACTTCCAGCCGTGCTATTCTTCGCCCGAAGAAAACCATTGCAGCTTTTACATTCAGTTGTCGGACAGACGTAAAACGGGTAAGCTGCAATTTTGGTGCTGCATAATGGATTTGAACCAATGTATGTCCGGTTATGAGCCGGATGCTCTAGCCATACTGAGCTAATGCAACATAAAAGCCCGGCTTGATTGGTTAACCGCTGCTCTTTGCAATGTCATGCCTAACCATTGCATCGAGAGCCGGGAGTAGCGGTGGAGGATTCAGAGAATAGAAAGCCAAGCAAAGAAGATGGTTGTGCTGCGTAACGGAATCGAACCGTTGTTTGCCAGCCGTGGGGGAGACAGACTGGCATTCCCCTTACAATTGGAAACGCAACATATAAAGCCCGGTGAAGGCGAAAGAGTGAGAAAACCTTCACCGGCGAAAGGAGGAATATGCTTGTTAACACGCACGCGAGTAAAATGACAAAACCTTGCTGCGCTGGGCTATTCCTTAGAGGAAGCTGCAAATCTTCCTGCGTACATTATAAGCCTTGTCAAGTGGTGAAATCAAATAAATAGACCCAGCGAACACAATATATTGTGTTTTCAATCAAAAAGGCCTCTTGACAGGCTCAATTTTACTGATTCCGTTGTACAATTCATCGGCAAGCTGTGCTAGGCTGTCCGGTGCATCATCATGCGGAACTTTGCCAAGCTGCGTGAACATCGTCACCTGTTCCATAAACGCCTTGTACTCTTTCGACTGGTGTTTTTCATCAAGGAAATAGAACCGTTTGATGTCCGGCGCATACTGGATGATTCTTGACAGCTTACTTTGACCACTTGGCGCACGCTGGCTACGAACAGAGCAGTGATAGCCTTGCTGCCGGAGCTGGCTGTCCACCACGTCACAATATTCATCACCGCCGTTGTTGGCTTCGCCGCGCACAACGTTGATTTTATGCTGGATGATTTTGCCCACGACTTCTGGTCTGGTCACGGTCTTATCGCCGTTATTGAACACGAGATCAGGGATGAACACAGCATCTCCGTACACATAAGCGATAGGACAGGCGGTGAAGTCACCGCCACCCCATGCAATATCCATGACCATGAGCTTGCGATCAGGCTCTCCATCAGGCAGAACGCCGTTGAAATACCGCAGTTCATCAGCAGGGAACAGCAGGCCTTCACGCACATAAGGTTTGCCCATGTACTTTGCCCACCATGTTGCATCGTCAATGCTGGCTTTCATGTCAGCGTAGTAGGCATCGTCAAATCCAACGCCATAGTCATAATTGAAGTTGCTGTGTCCGTTCTCGTCCACCGCAGGAATCACCCGAAAGCGGTACTTCGGGTTGTCTGCATACTGGTTCTGGATGCGTCCAAGAGGGTCAAGCACGTTCCAGCGTGTACCGACCATCAATTCCAATGCGCCCTGCTTTTTACGGTCTTTCAACTGGTTAAGGTAGGCGTCGTATTTGTTGTTCAGACGCTCAACATTCAGGCTTTCCTCCAAGTCCTCAATCAAGTCATCGCTGTACAGAACACCACCCTCGCCAATTTCAACAGCACCAGTCAGCGTGCCGCCAATGGAACGACAAGTCAGGGTGGGGAAGCGCTTCTTTCGGTTCAGGTCAACGCTTTCGTCCTTTGCGCTTTTGTCTACAAGCTGAACGTCAGGGAAGATTTTGCCCCAGTTATAGGTCACAGGGTCAGTGATGATGGACAGCACTTCGCCGTAGAATCCATTTGTCAGCTTGTCGGAGTGTCCGCTCATAACCGATGCAACATCAGGGCGGTTGCCCATCAGCCATGTGATAAAAAATATACAGAGCGTACTTTTTCCAGTTCTTGGGGGCTGACTAACCCCCAGAAATTCTACACGATGGAAAAACAAGTCCTCTAGGTCACGAACCAGCGTCAAAAGCACCTTTCTTCGTGGCTGATAGAACTTCTTCTCCGGCGCACGGTTCCATTCAAGGTAGATGCAATAGCTGTCAAACACATCTTTTGCTTCAAACAGGTATGTCCGGCCGATAATGTCATAGACCTTCGCCACGTCCTCGCCTGTTTTCATCTTGCCCATCATGGCTGCACAGACAGAGCGCAGCTCACCGGAGTATTTGTAGGCATCGAACCGCTTGTCTTGCGGCAGAGCATCTCTCAGGTTCACCACCGCCTGAAACCAGTCCTCGTAGACCTGCGCTTCTGTCGGATTCTGCTTTGCATATGCTTTGATACTGTCAATGATGGCGATACACTGCTTTGGCTGCATAAAAAAATAGGCACCCCCTACCTGAAAATGTAAAGAGTGCCTACAACTGCACAAAAATCAAATATTCGGTTTTATAATGCGATTTCAGAAAATTTCTTTCTAAAAATCAATTAAAAGAACTGCCCGACCGTTTCTAGCCCTTTTTCTACCTTCTTCATTATGCTGTTTTCGGAGAGATACTCCATACCTTTCAAGGTAATCTGCGGGTGAATCGGCTCTACAATATGTGGGAACTTGTTCGTCAGGTCTTGCGTGTAGACCAGACCACGAATGAAACCGTTCATTTGCAGTTCGATCATAATCTGCTCCCAGTCAGAGACCTTTATCTTCATTGCTTTTGCAGAGATAAGCTCATAGTCAAATTCTTCATCGCCCTTGTGCTTATCCAGCAGTTTGAGAATTTTGTAGATGGCATTAAAATTGTCCATAAGCTACTCCTTTCACCTGTTCTGTTCAGCAATCCGATACCATGTCTGGCGGGTCACACCAAGCTGTTTGGCAGCGTCATTCTTTGTATAATGTCGGCTCACGTTTGCCATCACAACCAACTTTCATAACGTAATCAAGATATTGTTTTACCATCGTACTATCTTCGCAAATGCTGGCATACATAGCAAGCTGGATATTCTGTCCTAAGTTTGATTCAGTTGGTTTAATGGTTAATCCTTCATTTTCAAAAATCAGAATGGAGTTTGCTAATTTGCATCCTTCAACAAAAGCAAACAATTCTTCGTATTTCACAAAATCAAAAATTGAACGCAGCTTTGTTGTTCCATCTTGAACAATCAAATTACCGCCATGAATATTTTCTAGCTTTTCAGTTAAATCCATCTTTTGTTTCTTACTCATATTGATGTTCCTCCAAAAGAATGGTATACTGTGGTTGCACCATTCTTTTTCCTGTTTTGATGAAGTTGGTGTACTCTTAGCGGTGGCTTGTGGTTGGGCTGCCGCTATTTTTATTTGCGTATCTTTCGACACGCTCATACCAAGTGGATTTCCCGATGCCAAGCTGCTTGCAGCACTCTTTTACGGTAATTTTGCCTTTTTGCTGTTGCTCTAATAGGCTTTCAAACTGCTGCTCGTCAACTTGCTTTTCCTGTCTGCCAAAGCTACGGCCTGTTCTGGCCGACACTCTCTTGCCATCAACAATAGGCATGGCAGCTATGCCCTCTGCCTGACGTTGCTTGGTTTTCTTGCGTTCCTGTTCAGCTACTGCGCCCAAAACCTCAATAAGGATGTTGTTTACCATTTCTAGCACCCACGTCTGGTCTTGGAAGTCAATAAGCGTAGTCGGAATGTCGAGAATGCGAACAATCACGCCTTTTTCTTTGAACCATTGAAGTTCTCGCTTCATCTCGTCTTTGTCACGCCCGAATCGGTCAAATTCCTTAACAATGATCTCATCCCCAGCCTTGACAGTCTCTTTTAATCGTTTATATTGCGGTCGATCAAAGCTGCTGCCTGTCATTTTATCACAAAATACATTCTCATCTGGGATGTCGAACCGATCTCGTGCGATTTTAAGCTGTCTCGCAAGATTTTGCTCTTTGCTCGACACTCTCGCTAAGAAATAACGCATTACAATCACCCATTACTTGTCAATTTTGATTTTATAGGAGTATTCATCCAGTTCCTTCGTGGTTTTCGGCCTAAGAATGACTTCGTAATCCAGTGCTTCTGCAAATTCGCATAATTTTTTCACAGACATATTGTTGCCCTTCAAACGTTCTCCAACGCCAGAAGCAGACTTGTAACCCATATCGTTAGCAAGAACTTCCATCGTTTTAGGAGGGCGGCTCTTAATCATAATGTCTTTAATGATTTCGGTGACAGTCATTTTAATTTCCCCTTTCTTATAACGGCTCCTTTTCTGCATCCATGTTACCATGTTTTCATGGAAATGTCAAGCGTTTGTTTTTATATATTATATAAATATACTCTAGTATGTATAAATACATACTAGAGTAGTATAGGAATGTTTACTTAGTTAATCGCAATCAGGTAGAAAATTTTCTATAATAAGGAGTAATTCTTCCAAACTTCATTTCCGTAAAACTTTGGGTCTTGACAAGCATATTTTCACGCTTTATACTTGTTCCAGCGAAAGCGAGGTGATAGGCTTGGCAAGACGAGCAGAAACCTCGGAACGTGATAAGCTGCGCATGATAAGCACCCGGCTCACTGAGAACCAGATCGCAAGCATGGAGAGCAGCGCAAAAGCATTGGGTATCTCAAAGGTCGATGTTATCCGCATGGGTATCGAGTGGGTAGCATCCTACGTTGAGAACATCAAGGCATAAAAAAATAAGCTACCAGCCGCAACCACCACGAAGCCACTGATAGCTTATCCACATCACGAAACGAGAACCTGCAACCACCAAGGGGGCAGTCTCCCTTTTCGGAATCTATTATACCAAAAAGGGCTGCTCTCCGCAAGAGTTAGGAGCAAAAAACATGAACTTTCCAACGAAAACCGAAGAATTTCTGAAAACCCTCGCACACGGCAAAGAGCCGACCAGAGAGGACAGAGAGTACGCAGAAGCGCTGGGTAAGCTGTCCGAACTGAACTACCGGGCAGGGTACGAAGCGGGAAAAACGGCTACAAAAAACTGATGTTATACCGCAAAATTCTATGTTTTATAAATTACATCGTAAAATATAGACGCAAGAGAGTTTTTGCAGTATAATATAATTACGCCGAAAGGAGGTGAACGAGTATGACGTACAACAACCCGAATGGTGCACAGTGCAACGCCAACGTCAGCAAGGAAATGCTGGCAGAGATCAATCACTACTGCACCGTATGCGACCTTAACCGCAGCCAGTTTATGCGCAGAGCCATTTCAGAGTATCTGCAAAACCATCCGCTGCCCGATGAAAACGAAAAATGATACGCTCGCTAAAGTTACCAGCCGCAGCAAGCGTATCATCAAAACCACTGGAACAAGCTGTTCCAGCCTTATTATAGCAGGAATTGGCTTGTTCCGCAAGAACCATAGGAGTTTTTATGGAACAAAAAGTTAAATATGCTATCAATCTTATCAGCGAAAACGGACAGGTTGTCGTTTCCAGCCGTGAAGTAGCAGAACACTTTGGTAAAGAGCACAAAACGGTTTTGCGTTCAATCGAAGAACTGGCGGCACAAAACTGTGCCACCAAATCCATGTTCTACGAAACCACGTTTGAAAATCGTGGTAAACAGTATCCGATGTACCTCATGAACCGGGATGGGTTCAGTTTACTCACGTTTGGCTTTACTGGCAAGGAAGCCCTTGAGTGGAAGCTCAAGTACATTGATGCTTTCAATCAGATGGAGCAGAAGCTGACCAACCCGGAGCCTGAATCAACAGAGATGCTGTTGAGCCGCGCTCTGATCGCTGCTAACAGTGTTATCGACACGGAACGCAAGAAAGTAAAGGCTCTGGAAGCGGAAAACGCCAAAATGAAGCCTGATTCTGACTACGCAAAGGCAATGCTGCTTTCCGATGAAAGCCTGACTACAACGCAGATTGCCATGAACTACGGCATGAGCGCACGAAAGCTGAACCAGATTCTTAGAGGGCTTGGCATCCAACATACTGTGAACAAACAGTGGATTCCTTACCAGAAGTATCTTGGCAACGGATACGTTGTCGGGCATCCGATCGAGCTGCCGAACGGCAAGACGAAAGAGGTCACCCGCTGGACAAGAGCCGGTCAGAAGTTCATTTACAGCAAGCTCAAAGAAGCGGGCTATCTGCCTGTTGGCGAGCAGATTAGAATGGAGACGTGCTGATGGACTATTTGAAGGAAGTGTTTCGGCTACAAGCTGAAAACAAGGAACATCAGGAGAACTTGAAGAAGTGGTCTGAAGCTCTCGGTCTCGCTCTGTCTATTCTGATGCCGGAAAAGGACAATCTTACAGACGAGGAAAAGAAAGAACGTGACAATATTTATTTTGCCGTTGAATCATGCGTAAAAGGATTCTGTACTAGCAGCCATGCCATCGGCTACAATGATTGTATGCTTGAAATGGCAAAGCACGGAGCAGCACACGAACCGACTATTTATACAGAACAGTAAATAACACATAAGAAAAGCCAGTGGTTAGAGAACATCTAGCCGCTGGCTTTTTATTTTTACCAATTTATAGCAACAACTTCATAAGAATCGAAATCAAAATCGTTTTTGTTAAATTCTATTTCAAATGGTACGGAAGAATTTGCATTTACATCATAAATATAATCGTAATCTCCGCCTAAAACAACGCCTCCTTTTTGGAAAATAACGGATACGCGAACTCGGCTTGAATCTTTATTGCTAGAATTTGTTACGTTGCCAGTAATTCGGCCATAGTATTTGCCATCAATGTAGTTTAAGTCAGAAGCTTTTATATCAGAAGAATAAATCGAATTACTATTATCGATATAATAAGAAGAACTGGCTGAAACCGAAACAGTAGAAGGCTCTCCTCCTTGGAACGTAACATAGTCAGCATAACGAATTGTATCGCCAGCAGCAATTGTCCCAATATAGCTTGTATCAACTTTTATAATCTTGCCATCAGAATCTTTTACTGCAACCGTAAGCTGAGCAAGACTTACTGCTTTGTTTTTGTTATTGTTTGTGACTTCAACAGCATAAGTTTGGTTAATATATCCTAAATTGCGATACCAAGACGCTCCAAGAAGTTTTACAGATACGCTTTCGTTTGAACCCGTTTGGCTTCCATTGCCGCCATTGATTCCACCTGAACCAGAATCAGAGCATCCGACAAATAGCAGAACGCACATCGCGGCAATTAGTAAGGCCGCAACAATTCTCTTTCTCATTTCGATTCTCCCTTCCTTTGGCTTGTTGCCTTTAGCTGATTATAGCACAATCTAGGCTCCGAAAGGGGTCTTTTTGTATTTTTAGGAATTTTTGGAGACTTGCACAATCGGATGGGTGTCGTTTTGTGAAGGAGGGGTGGGTGTTGGCAGCACGAACCCCAAAAAACGCCTTTTTCTTTGGAAAATTTTATCGCGGGCATGACCCACCCCACCCCCGGCGCTCCCTGTATACCCCGCCGGTGGAGACCCCAGCCCACAGCACACCTGGACAGACCGCATATCACAGGCAGCAGGGCAGGCCGTGCCAAATGCAAGGCAGACCATGCACGCCCGGACGCTTTACGCGCTGCACCGGTCTGTGCCCGATACCAGACAGCCCGCGCCGTGCAGATCGTACCGGCGGCGGGTGCTAGAGGGCGGGCAGTGTGTCCGGCAAACTACACTTTTTCGGACGCAAAATATTTTCCATGCAAACATGTATAAGCGTTGCCTGTGCAACTTGACTTTTCCATGGATTCGTGTATAATATAACCAGAACACGGAAACATGGAAACATGGAAACAAAATCAACCACAATACACCAAAACAGGAGGACAAAACCATGATGAACAATAAAGAGATCGATTATACCGCCCGCCCCATTCCGGGAGATTACGAAAGCCGCAGCCATCGCGCGTGTGTATGGTACAACAGAGCCCGCGCCGCGTTTGACCTTGCCACGCTTGACGCGCTGACAACCGCCGCAGATAAAGCCGCTGACCGCGTGCCCACTGAGGCATACGAAAAAGCAAGAAAGCTCCTTGACAGCGTGCAGCGTTGGGGGCTTGCAGATGCAAGAGCGGGGGAGCTTGACAACGACAGACGCCATTATAATTCTCCGTGGCTCAAAACCCGACAGACTCAGCTTGCAAAGCGGCGCGTAAAGCTCAACAAAGAGCTTGCAACATACGGCTTGCAAATTGACAGTTACGGCTTGTATCCTTGCATTAGAGAAATCACCAAGCCGGGCACCGATATGAATTTATTGTATTGGTTTTAATGGGAGGTGTGCAACGTATGAACAAACTTGTTTTTGAAGTAAACAACGGCAGAAAATTTGAACTTGTGCAGCGGGAAGATAACGGAACGACCCTTATTTGCTCCCTCGATGCACCGGACAACGAAGCATATATAAGCGCTGGCGACTTTGTGCAGCTGATTAACCTTTACCGCTACTGCAAGCGGTACGATATCCAAAACGATTGGATTAACCCCAACGGCAAAAATACGGAGGTATAACAAAATGACAAGGGCAGACGAAATCAATGCTGAAATCAGAAATCAGGCCGTACGCCTATATCCCAAGTGCGCCGGGCTGTTTGAGCTACCGTTGATGGTATACACTCAGATTGTAGCGGACAACCTAACCCGCTCCAAGCCGTACCGCTTGAGCGTTGAGCGTTGCAAAAAAATCATTTTGACAATGCCAGAGTTTGATTGATGGAGGGTTTACAATATGATTACTCTTGATTTTTCCCAGTGGGCCGCCATTTGGTACATCGGCGGCATGATCTCCGGTGCATTGGTTATGATTGCTATTTTAAACAGCTGAGGAGGATATAACGATGGAGATAAACGGCTGGTTTTCCGGCTGCCTTGTCCAGGCGTTTCCCTGGATTGACGGCAAATACATCTATGTAAATGTTAGGCGCTTTTTACCTGGTCAATCAATCAGCCAGGCACCCGCCTGGAATCGATCGATTTTCGTCTTGGATGACGAACCAGGGCGAATCATTGTATATAAGTATACTGATAGCCTAGTAAACGCAATCTCGTCCGGTAAAATCCCGGATAAAGCGCACATAACTTGCGAAAACTCAAAATTTTTCGTTTGATGGAGAGCTAAAAAATGACATACACGGCAAATAAAAATGCATACGGCCTGTTAGAATCCCTTGCATATTGGATGGCTGAGATCTCCTATTGTAGGGAAAAAGACCCGGACGACGTCGGGTTTTTAGACAAGGCAGATAAAACCATTCATTTTCTGTTCAATCAGCTTGACCGGGCGGGCGTCCCATTTTGGGCGCAAAACTCAGCGCTTGCAATCGGTGAGAATTGGAGAGAATACGAAAAACACAACCTTAGAACGTTATTCACAAACAAAGGAATTTTGGAGGGCTGAAAAATGTCTGATTTTGAAAAAAGAGTAAATGAGTACAGGGAAAACAAGCGGCTTATTGAAGAGCTTGAAGCAATGAACGACGCAATTAGAACAGATATAATTGCAATGATGCACGGCGCACCGGAAATGGTGCAGGGCACTGCAAAAGCGATTTACAAGGATGTGCAAAGCGTCCGACTCGATAGCAAGTTACTCAAGACGCTGCACCCGGATGTATACGCAGAGTGCAGCAGCAAAACCAGCTACAAGCGGTTTAGTGTTGTATAAGGGGGTGCGACAAGTGATATTTTCCGCTATCCTGTTCTTCTTCTGGTTTTTCTCTGCACTGTTTAAGGCGTCCAAATAAAAAGCACTCCACCCGGTCAGCAATGGCCGGGCTTTTTTTGTCCTCCTGCAATACAGCCACATACAAGCGTTTACAGCGGCTTTTATATCATCTGTGCAGTTATACCGCCCACGCCGCAAAACAGAGTACGGGGCTTTACAGGCGCTTTTCCTGCGGTTATGCCAGCTCAACCGCCCACAATACCAGACCGACACAAGCGGCTATAATACCACCTGCGCCACGCTGGAGCGTATCACAGCGCCCGGACGGTCTGCACCGATACCAGATACCAGCGCCGCGCCGGACGCTGTACAGGTCAGCGCAGCCGCCCTATTATAATAAGGTATATAAGGGCGCACCCATGTTACAGATCTATGCCAGACGGTGCAGCATACCGCAAACCATGCCAGCCCGGCGGGGTCAGCTCCTGCCGCCTGTGGATCGCTGGCAAGTGCTGACACGCTGCCAGCAGTACAGACCCGGCGCACCTACTGATGGGTCAACCCGGCTGTGGTCTCGATGCTTTTCACGCCATGTTAAAGCCCTAGCACCGGGTTAGCCTGGCATTAACCTGGCACACGTCCGGCATCATGCTTTCTTCCTGGCACGGGCGGCGCGGAACCATTGACGGCTTCCGCCGTATCCTTTTTCGGGCTTTCGCCCGATAGCTAATAGAGGTCAGCAATAGTCGTAGCGTTCCGGCTGGAATAGTCGCAACCAGTAGTCGTAGTTTCTCCCGACAAATAGTCGTAGAATAGTCGTAAAGTCGTCAGACGACTAGCATTTGAAAGTCCTATATATAGTATAGTAACGAGCAGTTTGCTAATAGTCGCATAGTAATAGTCGTAGCGTTTTATTGCGAATTGTCGTCAAATAGTCGTGTATTTTTTGTGTGAAATAGTCGTTCGCCTTTTAGGAAAAGAGAGGTGCGATAGTCGCTAAGTCATCATGTTGCATAAAATTCACAATTTATTGCATATATTCATCATTTTATTCACACGCTAGTTGCACGTATTTCGTACAATAACCGTACTTATTATAGTATAAGAGCATAGTTGCTCCCGATAATCACGGATTATTTCTCATAATAACCAGTATCATCCGATTCGGTCTGCCCGCGTCCGATTTAATTCCTATCAACACACTATGACATTTCGTTCAATCCATAGCATTCTACTGGGAATAGTCGCAAGCTAAATACCTCAATATTTTTAACCAATAAAGCAAACTGCTCCTGCTGGTAAGTTGCTTTCAATTTGCAATCAACTACTCATACAGTTATGCAACATTTCTACATATTCGACCGACTACAAAATGAAGTCAATTATCCATGTGAAATAGTCGCAGACCATCCACCATCAAGAACATCACGCCAGTTCTTGCCTTCGGTCTGCTCTGCTGGCTAACGGTATAGCTTTGGAGATAGAGGGTTGTAGGGGGAAAGAACCAGCTTGCAATTTCGCATAACTGTTATTTATTCACTTTTGAACTATCATGGCACACCCGGCTCCGTCAACGCGCGCGCTCGCGCATATAACGCCCGCGGACGCGCTAAACACACGGGGAGGGAAAGGGGGAGCACGGAAGATGTTAGGGGGATTATAGGGGGTAATAGGGGTTGTAGGGGAAAGAGGGGGACAAAAGGGGGAAAGAGGAAACAAGGGGGAAAGGGGACAAAAATTTGAAAGCCATTTCCGAAAGTGATAGTCGAAGCGTTTTTTGTCTCAATCAGCCATGCGGTTGGACAAATAGTCGTTGGCATCTGCCCATCCGGCTGCTATCATCGCTGGAAAGGCGTGTAGGAGCTTGTCTGGCGCGTTTTTCTGATTGACCCGATAACTTTCACGTCTGACCCTGAAAAGTCGTTCTCCACGCTTCTACATCTGTCTGATTGCATAGTCTTGTTTGATATATACCGTCAGCATCAACGGAGAGCCGTCTAAGAGCGTCTGTGGCGCGTTTTTGTGATGAAGTCGATAAAGTTATCATCTAGCACCAAGAACGTCTTAAAACAGGCTTTCTCGTGGATTTAGCGGAAAAGCAAAAGGCTACCATCGCTGGTAGCCCATGTGATTAGATTTCGTATTCGTTTTCAATGCCGCAAGACCACGTTGGACGAATGAACCAGATAGGTCACGCCATCAATCTTCACTTGCAGCTGGTCGCCCTCATAATCGTTCCAACTGTTCAGCTTGCCCTCGACAATCGTTCCATCAGGCATTTTCAGCTGTGCCCACGAGTAGCTATACGTCAGGTCTACCACCTGCTTGTTGCATCCAGTCATCAGCATAATGCCAGTCAAAGCGGATACAAATACGCTCAAAATCTTTTTCATAGTCGTTCTCCTTTACGCCATGTAGTCCTCAAATCGTTTCACCGAATTGAAGATAATCTTGTTATTGCACCATCTTTGCAAGTGCCGAATCTCTTTCGGTGCAGACGGCTTGTTATAAATCATCACATAGGGCTCGTAGCCCAGATCACGAAGTGTGTAGATGCGATACAGGTCTTGTTCCAACGTGCTGTTGAAGTTCGTTAGACAGTAAACCATGCCAATTTTTGACTTGCGCCGAAAACCCTTTGCGAAGTCCTCAAACTTGCCTTTCAGGTCATCGTTAGGGTTATCCCACGCAAAATGGAGCGTACCAATCCGCATTTTGTTGATGTCCTCAATGTCAGCCTGATTCAACAAACGAATATCCAGACCTTGCGTGAAGTCGATTTTGGCGTGAGTATCAATATACTGCTGCATAAGGTCACGTTTATCTTTGCAAGCTGTAATGTTTGGGTCTAAAACTTTGATTTCGTCCTGACCACACCAAAAGTCGCTTACATCTGCCACTTTTACGGCACACCTTCCCTCTTTTGCTGCAACATGGCAGAAAGAACATCCTCTTGGACATCCCCGGCTTGTCATGCTGACCGCAAACGGGAACTGTGGGTAAATGCTGTAATCGGGGAAAGACTTTTCGATTTCAGGCGGCAAATCAACGTCTTTCGATTTATCGAATATTTCTTTGCCGTTCACTGTGCGGATTGCGTATCCTGTGCCGCCTTTAATCACCTTGTCAGCGTTCAAAGGTTCTGGCACGTCAGGGCTGTACACGTCTGAAAAAATCTTGCTCATGTACACGATGTCATAGTGGACAAAATCACTCCACCACCATTCAACATCATCGCCCTTTGCCTTGTGATAGCTTGAAATCCGCATCAATGCAAGGTTTGGGAAGTTGTGTCCGTCTACGTCAATCAATCCAATTTTCATATTATCAATCCATCCAAGTATACTCTTGAAACCGTTGAATTTGCTTGTTAAACGTGATGGGAAGGTCGCCTATCTCGCCTTCCTTGTTCTTGCTTAGCCGGAACAGGTACTTGTCGGGGTTATCTCCGGACAGAAGGATAATTGCATCTGCGTCCTGTTCAATCTGTCCGCTCTCTCGCAAGTCTGAGTTAGTAGGCGTTGCTCCGGGCTTGGATGGGTTTCGATTAAGCTGTGCCAGTGCCACCACGACAATGCCTGCAGTCTGTGCCAGTTCGTGCAGAGAAATGGATATAGCTGTAATGGCGGCATATCTGTCCTTTGCGCCTGTTTCGTGGATGAGTTGAAGATAGTCTACGAAGATGACCTGAGCCTTTTTACGGAGAGCCTGAGCCTTCATCCACGCCACGTTCTTTCCGGCAGCGGAGCGGATATATAGTGGCATCTTCATGTTCTTTGCCTGTCCGTCAATCTCATTCAAGCTGACTGCCTTATTTTTCACCGTGTCCAGAGGGCAGTATATTTGATTAGCCATCAGACGTGCGCCCAGCTTGCGTTTGCTGGTTTCTAAGCTGAAATAGTACACGGTGTAGTTCTGCTTTGCCATGCTTGCTGCTATTTGCAAGGACAGGGCTGTCTTGCCCGCAGACGGTCTGCCGCCGATGATGATGAAATCACCCGGAGAAATGTGCAGCGCTTCATCCAGACGCTCTAGGCCTGTCTTGATATACACAGGCTTCTCGTTCATGTGAAGCACATAGTCGTTCAGAACATCCTCGTATGTCCACGCATCTTCTTCCTCAGCTTTCAGGCTCATTGCTTCGCCCATCTGCTGGTAAATGTCTGATAGATCAGAATAGTCGGTAAGCTCACTGGTCATCTGAAATGCCAGACCTTGCACACGAGTGAGTGCAGCTTGTTCTCTGATAAGCTGTGCCCAACGCTGCATCTGCTCCCTGTCAATTCGTACACACTCTGATTCACAGGTTTGTACACACGCCAAAAGCGTCTGCGCTACGTCTGGATGCTGCGTGTTTATCTCGACTATATCTATCTTACCACTAGCCATCCAATAGCCCTGAACAGCCGCAAAAGCGTCTCTCAGCTCAGGTCTGAACAAGTCAAGTTCAAGGTCTGGTATGATTTCATCCACAACGCCCGGCTTGCAGAGCATCAGCGCACCGATAAATACCGTTTGAACGTCCATTGTCATAGTCTAGGAAACTCCATCTCCGTACTTTGCTCGTACTGGTCATCCTGTTTCAATGCGTAAATGTCCTGCCATCCAGCATAGATGCTCTGGTCGAGAATGGCTTTCCAGTCATGCCGATCAAACTTTTCCAGCTTGTTGCAGAGCATCTGTTTTGCCCGGTCTGTCATAGGCTTTTTGATTCTTGTACGCATCTGTGCGAACTCTCGCAGGGATTCCAACAGGGCTTTATCGCCATGAGCAAAGTCGGAGAAGATGTCAGGTTTCTTCTTGACCGCGCTCTCCGGCAAGGTCTTGACGTTCATATGACTGTCAGTTGATACAATGGGTTCATTGTCATCTGACTTTGAACTCATAGATGAGCTGACCTTCATCTCATTTATGACATGAGGATGGGCTGACTTTCGTGTAGACCATCCTTTTGACGCAATATCGCTTCTTTTCCACTCTTCATCGAGCAGATGCTTAATCAAAATGAAACAAGATTCTGCTTTTTTTGAGTTCAAAGTTGCGTCTTTTCCTTCAAAAACGTATGCGCAGATTGCATCGTATAGTTCCAGCTTCTCTTTACTTTTCAGTGTGGAAATGGCTTCAAAGTAGTATCGTTGGAATGTAAAGCTGTCTCTTTTTTTGTCCATACTCAGTCCTCTTTGTAACGTTTGTTCCATGCTTCGATGAGGTCTTCTTTAATTCTTTCTTTATCCTTTTCGGAGCAATCAAACCAATACTCCCCACTTTCCATGAAAACACGGCAAGTGCATTTGTTTTCTCCATGCGCTCTCGAAATAAACATCCATTTCCTTGTGTCAGTCCCTGTTTCGGCAATGGCAACCTCCCCACCGCAGAACGGGCATCTCTTGAGTTCTTCCATTTTTAACCCTCCTCAAAACGGGCATTCTTCGCCAGATTCACGCAGCCAGCCTTCGCCCGGAATATTGACTATCTCATAATACTGCCGCGCAACGTAGATTGTTTTCTGCCTATCCTCAGCAATCAGACCAACAATCAGATAGTTACCAGCTGCCATAAAGAACCAAGGGTTGCTCTTGTAGGTCTCGCCCTTCATCCAGTTCTTCATCCTGTTCACGGCTTTTTCAATATCCTTATCGGGGCAGTCCGGGTTGTCGTATGCAAAGAAATCTTCAGGAAATTTAAGTTTTTTCACTTTCTAAATCCCTCTCTTGTTCTCGTGATTCGCTTATGCGCCTTGACAGGCCTTGCGCCTTTGCCGTAAGCTGGGCGAATATGCTTCGCCTTGATATACCCACAAGGCGGCTTCGGCCCGAAATCAAAAAGGCTCAAGTCCATAACGATGATGCCAAACTTCTTGTTCGTCATGTTTACTGCTCCTTACGCATACCATTTCGGTGCTTCGTTAAAGATTTCCACACCTTCTGTAAAGCCAAGCCTATCTAAGGTTTCGCACATAATGCCATCCATAACGCCATGCACACGCTCCTCATCATCTCCGTATGCTCTGTACGCTTCTCGCATGGCAGCCGTAAACGCGTTAATCATATCTTGCGTAACAACGATATTGTTTTCCATAAGTCCTCCTATACCATCGGAAACGCCATCCAATGCGTTACCGTCACATCTTTCGGCAATCTCTCGCCTATCTCATCCCAGAACTGACCGTCTGCGTAACAGCCAAGAAAGTACGCTGTTGGCGAGAATCCTTGCAACATTTTTCCATCTTTATCACGCCACGTTGTCTTAGTCGCAAGTAACAAAGGCTGCGTTCGCTCTCATGGCGGTTCGCTTGCTGGATTCCAAAGAGTGTTAGCCATTGCCTTTTACCTCGATGGTCGGTGCGTTATCAATAGCTTTGATTACGCTTTCAAGCACATCATACGTCAAGGCATTGAGCGTGTAATCCAATTCATCCACGCTAACACACTTCATTTGTTCATCGGAAAAGTATCGCTTCAATGCGTTAGCATCAATCGGTCTGGCTCCCATTTCCATTTCTCCTCTCAATCTCATTGCAAACCGCCTTGTAAAACGCATCCCACGTCTCGCAATCACAGGAATAGCCAAAGTCGAATCCTGTCCGCTCGCGCTCTGCAATGTCACGTTCAAAGCAATCAAGCGTCTTGTCGGTCAGCTCCGGCAGAAGCGAGATGATGTATTTGCATACAAGGCTAGGCATATATGACCGTCCGCCCAAGCAGTAGCGGACAGCACAGTTGCAAACCGCTCCGAAGTCGTCATTAGCAGGGTCAATCAAACCTTTAGGCTCGTCATCTTGCAAATCATATATGGTGCAGTCAAGGACGGTTGCGATTCTGAAAAGCCACCTCTCTTTACATTTGCGTTTCCCGCACTCAATAGCCGATATGAAAGCGGCTGTTACACCGATTCTGTTCGCAAGGTCTTTCTGCTTGACGTGCAGTTCAATCCTACGCTTCCTGATTTTCTCCCCTGCTGTCATCTTTCTTCTCCCATTCCTTGCATCCACGTTCATCCCACACGAAGTCTGCAACGTGTTCTGACTGATTGTTTACACACACGCCCTCCGGCTCTGCGTACCATTTGCAAGAGCCACAGGACGGCTCAGATTTGTTCTCACAGGATTCTGCTGTGCATCGGATAGCCTTGCCAGCGGAGAACTGTTTGATGCCCATGCAAGAGCAATGTTCGGCGGTGCAGTAGAAGTTCATTCCTCTATCTCCTTCCATCCGATAAACTCACATAAGCCAAAAATGTTATTGGTGCAACGGTGAATGAAAACTTTATCGCTTATTTTGAATGTTTGGATAAATTTAACATTTATTTCTTCCGTTTCATCATAAAACATCCAATCAACAACGTCTTTATCAATTTTTACACCCTTTTCGTCCGTCATAATTGCAGAGCACTGTTTGCACCTGTAAAGAGCGCGCTTCTTCATCTTCTCTGCCTTCTCTTTCCCCTGTTGAACCGCCCGATCACTCGCTTATACTCTGCATAACACTCTGGGCACATGTCGCCTGTGTCCCTGCGCCACGCCCAGTCCTTGAAGTATTCGTCAGGGTTCATCATCCTGCCGCTCAGAACCGCTCCGCAGCGGTCACATACTCGCTTGTGGTAGATTCCTCTGTCAGTCTGCATTAGATTCGCCTGCTTTCTTTTTAGATGCGCGTTTTTTATTTTGGCTTTCAATCTGCTGTGGTTCAATCTGCTGTGGGATAGAATCAATCAGATTCTTGAACTTCTGCATAGTTTGATATTCAATCAAGCCAAGCATAAACTGCACTAGTTCTAATGGAGTTCCAACCTGTTCCGAACGACCGTCAGGATATGTAATGATTTTCATTGTTCGTTCTCCCCAACATCCTTAAACAGGATTTCTTTGTCAGCTTTCCAGTCTTTGATTTTGCACGGAATGTCCGTGCCGGGCACGGTCTTTTTCAGCCCATCCATCTGCCAGACGTTCCATGAGATAGTATCTGCGATGCAATCAAGAAAAATTGGCATGAAGCCAATTTCTAGCTTTTCAGCATCAAACCGATACCTAAAATTTTCGATCAACGTCAGGAACAGGTTGCACCTTGCCTGCAAGAGATTGTCTCCTTGCCACTCATAGCCGTATGTCGATGCGTAGGCGCTAATTGCCCAGCACATCCACATATCGTAGTCATGGAACTGCTCTGCCAAAACATTCAGCTTTCTATCCAGTAGACCGATTCTGTCCGGCACGGCAATCATCTGCCCTGTTGTGGTATCGTATCGGCTTGTGAGGAACGGCGCTTCTCCACAGGTGACTTCAAGACAAGTCTTGTTGATGTACTCTTTCCAGTCCTCACCCTTCAGGTTGTTTTCGGCAACGTCTGCCATTTTCTTGCAAACCCAAGTCGGTGTAAACACCTCTGCTTTCTTGCTGGTGCGCTTCTTCTGGTCTGCAAGCCGTTTCTGCACACGAGGGACAAGCTGAATTTTGTCCAACTGTTCCAGTGTGATTTCATCTGCAAAGCCTACACCCAGTTCAGGCGGTGGGTCTGTCGCCCAGATGATGTTCTTTCCTGTCGTGTGGTCTTGCAAGAGGACAGGCAGGAACGTGCGTAGGGATGGGTCGGAGAAATCAATCAAAGTTCCCATTGGTCAGCCCTCACCATGATTTTATTTTTCTCTTTCAGCCAGTCCTTGACGCAATGAAAACAATGCTCACGGTTCTGGCAACGCTCCGGGTCACGATGTTTGATAAGCTCGCAGATGCCCCGCGTAAAGTTTTCTGTAATATCTTCGTCCGTCATAGAGCGGATAAAATCGCCGTTAGTCATGTTTTTTCCTCTTTATGTTCCCCGTCAATCAGCTTTTGTTACGACTGTATCTGCTCCATTGACAGTAACCCATCCATGCTTCAGTCTGGCTTCAGCTTCTTTCATCTGAATCAGTTCGGGAGTGATGGATTCCGACACGATACGATTCGATTCTGCTTCTGCCTGTGCTTCGATCACTTTCACATCGGCTTCCGTCTGAGCTTTCACCTTGTCCGTCTCAGCCTGTGCAAGAGCAGTCTGCTTGTTCAGCTCAGCGATTTCAGCGTCCTGCTTTGCTTGTTCTTTCGCTCTAATTTTTTCGGTCAGAGTGTCATCCAGCTCTACGTCAATCACGAGGGCGCTTGAAACGTTGATTCCGTATTCATTGGTAAGCTTTTCGTTCAAATAATTTGTGATTGCGTTGTTTACTTCCGTTTTCTTTTCAGAATAAATATCCATCACAGAAAACTGGGGCGTTACCTCCTTGACGTAGGCGATAATGCTGTTCTGGATGCGGCTTTCCACAAGCGTTTCGCCATCCATTCCGTTAAAACGACTGTAAAGTTCAACAACGCGGTCTGGAATGAAGTTATAATTTACGGTAAGGTTTACTCCAACCATTCCACCGCTTGCAGGAGCATCAATATGCCAATCTGCGTGTTCTTTTGCGTTGTAATCTGCCGGGTCATCCGAAAAAATAAGTTGCTGCTGGCTGATAGGGAACTTGCTAACGTGCTTCATGGGAGAAAGAAAGTGCCAGCCCTGCGACAAGGTGTTCTGCTCAACGCCTCGTGCTGAATAAACAACTCCAACATAACCAACAGGCACTCTCTCCAAACACAGCAAAAGAACCACTGCAACAAAAAATGCTGCTACCACAGAAGAAATAATAGTTGCTACTTTTTTCATGTTTTACTCCTTATCGTTAAAATTGTTGATAATCAAAAAGGCGACCGCCCAAGATAATAAAAAGAAAGCAATGAGTTCTTTCACTCCTCTGTCACCTCTTTATACTCCACGTCAATCCCTTTCGGCAAAGCCGTCTGATACTTCTGAGCCAACTGTTCTGCGCTCTGAGCATCTCCCAACGGTTGTTCAGGCGGTGCAACGGTGACTTCTACGTTATCCTTCATGCCAAAATAGTTCTTAGCTCGGAAAATCCACTCTGCCGGGTTCTCCTGACCGTACATACCGTTGTACGCCCACATGGATTGCATTTGCAGAATCAGCTTCAGGATGTACTTCTGCTGCAAGCTGTCGTCACGGCGTTTTCCAGCCATAATCTGCTTCAGGCTCACCCATTCGATGCCCAGAACCAGCGCAATCCATTCGACCACAGGAGAGATTCTGGCTTCGATGCAAGCGTCAAAGAAGAAGTCAAGACGTTGCTGTACTTCGATCGGGTTGTTCATGTCCACGCTCGGAAGGTCGCCAAAATACTTGGCAGCAATCATGCCGATGACCTTCTTGTCCTCCTCATCGCCGATTCTCGACTGCAAATCGCCCGTATTCAGCATCTTAGATCTCGTGATTGCTAACTCCTGCTGTTCTTTCACCTTTTTACTCACCTGTGAGCGGATAGATTTCCGCTTGTTAAGCATCTGTTGTTTCTTCTTCTCTCGCTCTTTCTCACGCTTCGCAGCGGCTTCTTCTTTCGCCTTTTGCGCTCGCTTCTCACGCTTTTTCTTTTCCGCTTCGGTCAGCGGCGGTCTGCCACGACCACGCTTCGGGGGTGTTGCCATGTATCAGACCTCCTTCGGTGGTTTAGGAAATGGCATCCAAAATTTGAATAAATCCGGCGCGTCGGCCACAAAATCCCACTTGGCTGGCTGTGAAATTTTGGAATCTGCATACATTGCTATAACTCTTCCGTATGTAGAGTCATCTTTTGTTGGAGGGCTTTCTTTTGTTTTTATCCAGCCATCCTGAAACCCATTTTCGCTACAAGAAACGATTTCAAAATAATGCGTAGCCATTCCAAGTTCTTGCTCAATATCGCTACGGATGCTCTTGTCATCCTCGTCCGCTTCGGTTTCGAGAACAAGGTAAATCCGCTTTTTCACACTCTCACCTCTTCATCTTATTTTCGATGCTGTCTAGCTTCCGTGCAATCCACCAGACGGAACAGCAGTTGTCCAACTGCCGCCACCATGCGCATTTTTCTTTCTCGCATACGCACCGACCAAGCGGATTGCTAGTCATCTTCATCGGGCAGTAAAGTTCGTTGTCCATTAGTACTCCTTTTCGATATGAACCCTTGCAACGCCGACCATCGCATCATCGGAGCAGCTCATAATCCTACCGTGACGGAGCGACACGCAGTTATATGTAGTGCCACCGTAAAAGCCGGAATTGTCCGTAATCTCGCTTGTCTTCATAAGAAGTTCGCCGTTGTAGTAAAACGGCTCTCCTTCTTTTAGCGAATCAAAACGAACTCTCTTCTTGCTATGCTCTCCACGAATTTCCATACTTACCTCCACCCCATCACAACAGCCGTATAAACGACCAGACACACGTTGACGAACAGCCAGACAAGCATTGCCTGCCGTTTTTCAAACAGGCTGTCTGTCATGTCTTTGATTGTCCGTTCGGACTGAACCACTACCGCCAGCAGAACTAGGCAGACCAGCCAGCGAGTTGTAAATTCAAACATCATCGTTACCACCTGTTCATAATTTCAAATTCTCTCATGTGAAGTTTTCCTCCGCAAAATGGGTAGTTTCCAAATTTATTCATCTGACTACTCCTTATTGGCGGAAAGCTCGAATGTAACTTTTAGCTTCTTGTTTCCAATAACGCCCCACGCCTTTTCGAACTTCGTCTTGTCTGAACGCTCCATTTCAGTAATAAAATGAGACAGAACAGCGGAAACTGCTTCATCGGTCACATCAGACTTGCTTCTCCATAACTGCAATCCATCTTTCCGCTGCTTCATCATCGTTCCTGCATAGATGTTTCCAAACATCCCACATCCAACATGGTATTCAGCCATTTTTATCCTCCTTTGCTTCAAGGCGAGAGATCCAGCGGGCTTCTTTTTCATCTTCGATTTTGATAACCTTTTCCATGTACCTGTTATAAATCAAGATTCCGTCTCTTTCGGCGGACTTGCCAAACATGGTTAGGCAGACAAAAACATCCGCCATTTCTTCTTGTATATTTTCTAAACATTCCTCAACGCTCTTCGGTGTCGGGTTCGTTTCATCCAGCGCACGGCGCAGCTTCAACGCAGCCTGTGCCAACTCAGATGCTTCTTCTGCCAACTGCGCCAAAATTTCCGTCTTGGGCAGAATGTCTGAAACTTTCTTACTCACTTTTTTCTCCTTTCAGCCAGTCGTTCAGCTTTGCCATGCAAGAGGGGCAAAGGTTGAACTCATATTCTTGTGGACAGCCAATGCTGCTTACAGTCATTTGAATGTTTGAAAGCATCGTGTAATCTTTCAACTTAAATGTTTCTCCGCATCTATCGCACTTGAATGTCTCTTCCATGTCTTTCCACTCAAACGGATTGTCCATGCTCTCCCTCCAATCTCTTTAACAGCTCATCCACGTCATACCGCCAATGGACACGCAGCCTTTTTGCTTTGACCTCTATTCCCTCTTGCTCTGCCCACTGCCAAGGGATGCTCTTCCGGCTCTCGTTGTAACGGAACGCCAGAACCTTGCTGGCAGGGATTGCAAAGGTGCGGTTGACTGCCCTGTAATTCACTATCACATGGGCGGTCTGACCGCTGTATCCCATCGCTTCTACCATGTCTGTAATGTGTTTTTCCTTACGGTATTTGCACTTTGCCTTGTCGTACTTGCCGAACACCTTTTCCAGAGGGATAGAGGGCGTTTCGATGGTTTTCAGTTCAAACAGGTGGTTCATCGGGTATCGGTACACAAGGAAGTCGCAAATGTTGTCGATTGAAAAGGACAGGTTCTCGTTTCCGCCGTAGTAGGTGGCAGCACTGTCTTTCAGGCGGTAGCACCACGCATCGGATGGCACGGATGCTTTGAAGTCTGCTTCAAACTGCTTGCCGGTATTCATTCGTTGCCTCCCGGAATTTTAGGAATCAGCATCCAGAACTTGACTGGTTTTTTATTATCAATCCACTTTCCGTTTACAAACTCTCTTGTTGCAATCAGATTTTCCCAATTCCAAAAATCGTAAACGGCAAGATAAATTCCATCTTCTTCCGGTTGTTTGTCCTTTACACTTGTCCACGCAGTTGATGGAGCGTTTTCAAGCTGTTCGGCAAGCGCCAAAACAAGGTCAGCGGCACAGTCAAGGGCAACGCCTTTATCGTATTCAGAGTAAATTCCGCTGTTCATAAGCGCCTTGGCTTTGTCTTTTTTATCGTTCCCGCTTTTCTTCCACGCTTCAATAAACGGTTCTACGTCAACAAGTCTCATCCTCGTTCACCTCTAAATTCACGGAATATGAGTTTCCTTGTCAGCAGGTTTTTCCATTTCCTTCATGATTCTCTTGTGTTCTTCAGTAGTCATGTTGTTCGGGAAGAAACACCTGTCAACCATTTCAAACGGCTTAATATAATGGTCAAGAACATCTCGCGCTTCTTTTCGTGCCTTTTCAGCACACATCTCGATATATTCTTCTTCGGTCATGTTGTAATCGGTGACACAATCGACCACCGAAGAAAACCGACACAGCAAACCGTTAGGCTGTCTTGCAATAAAAGCTCCCATTTATCGTACACCTCTAAATTCACTTCCGAGAAACCGCTTCTTGCCACGTTCCCTTTGTTTATCATCATAATCACGGTGGTACACGCTCTGGCTGTGGTTCAGCTCATGCATGAATGCCTTGCGTTCCTCAAAGTCTTTCTTCTCTGCCTTATACTTCTCGCAGGTATCGTGGCAAGCTTGGTGGCGTGATGTGCAGTCTTTGCAGCAAGTAATCATTCTTCGCCAAATCTCCTTTTTGTTACAGCCATCGGGAACTCTTCGATTTCCGATGCCCACCGTGCGGTTCCATCTCCGTATGCTCTTTGCCAGACCAGAGGGAAACCACCCAGACCATCGAATAGGCTACCCAGTGTAGGCTTTTCTTTTAGGTAAGGGCGCATCTTCTGCACCAACCAAAACCACTGCGGCAAAGCGATTGAGTTGCCTAGAGCCTTGTACCGTGGGCTGTCAGCGTATTTGTGCTTCTTTCCTTTGCTATCCGTCCAGTCACCAATGTCGGTGTATCCGTCCGGGTAGCCTTGTAGCCGTTCACATTCAACAGGGGTCAAGCGGCGAACAATCCAGCGGATGGCTTTCTCTGCAATCAGGCACTCGCTGCCATTGCCGATGTTCCCTGCTTTCGCTTTCAAGGTTGAGCATTTGTCGCTTTCCTTGTAGTGGCTGAACGACTGTTCGTTGAAGGTCTTGCGTTCGATTGCAATGGCCGTGTAATCTGTGATTCTGTTTTCATGGTCTCCTGTGATTGTCGGCACAATTTTGCCATCACCATTTCCACGAGCATCATAAACAACAGGCTGAAACAATGTCTGGTCTTGGAGTGTTGAAAGCGTTGCGCTTTTTTCGGTTTGTACCAGCGTACCTTTACCACCACCCTCACATCCAGAACGGATTTTTAGAGTGTAGGCTGCGGGTTCTGTGCATCGAGTCGAAGTCTCTCGATGGTCTGATTCCAATACTCGTCCAGTTCCTTTTCCTCCAGACCTTCCTGTTCCTTCACTTTCTGCATCACCTGTGATAGAGTTCCCGGATTCCACCATTCGATCATATCCAGCAACGCTTGCTTCAGGAGTTCGGGCAAAGGTTTTCCACGCCTTGATGCTCTCGTCAGGATTCCCTGACAGGCTCGTGCGCTCAAAAAGTATTTCTGCGGCACGTTGTCCTCCAAAATCCACGACAAGAGCGATTCTCTTTCGGCGTTGGGGAACTCCCCAATATTGAGCGTCAAGCTGTCGCCATGCCAAAGACCATCCGTTTCCGGCGATTGCTCCGGCTTTGCTCCATCTGCCCCCCCTCGGAGGTCGAGGAATTGAAGCGTCTGGCTGTTCCACGCGGGCAAGCTCTTCCAACACGGCTCTGAAATCTTCTCCGCCATTGGAACTGAATGCTCCGGGTACGTTTTCCCAAACAACGAAAGTTGGATACATTCCATTGGTGGCTGTCCTCATTTCCTTAATGATTCTTGCGGCATCCAAAAACAGCACGGAACGGTCGTCGTCAAATCCAAGCCTTTTTCCCGCCATAGACAAGCCCTGACAAGGACTGCCGAACGTGATGCAATCCACCGGCTCTATCTTGTCGCCGTGAATCTTTGTGATGTCGCCCAAGTGTTTCATCTTTCCAAACGCCCGTTTAGCCAGATAGCGCAGCTCTTATATAAGGTAGGCGGTTCGCCTTTTGTCCCGGTAGCGTAACCGTTAGTCAAAAGGGAGATCAGAACTGTCGTCAATCACAGAGAAGTCGTCCGCGTTGCCCTGAGAGTAGTTTTGCGGTGCATCCTGCGCCCGATCAGCGGGCTTGCTGTCAGACTTGCCACCGCAGAAGTCAACCTTGTTCGCCATGATTTCCGTTGCGGTGCGGTTGTTCCCCTGCTTGTCGGTATACTTCCGGGTCTGGATGCTACCAGTCACAAGAATCAGGCTGCCCTTCTGAAACCACTTGGAAACAAACAACGCCGTATTACCAAATGCGGTGCAGTTAAAGAAGTCGGTTTCCTTCTGACCTCCGCTCTGACGGTCGCAAGCAATGCTGAACGTGCAAACATCCTTACCGGACTTCGTGACCTTAGCTTCTGGCGTGTGAACCAGACGACCCTGAATTGCGATAGAGTTGAGCATTGTTTAGCCCTCCTTCGGCTGTTTCTGAGCACAGTCCCAACACAGGACGTGCCCAAAGCGTTTCTTCGTGCTTCTTGCAGTTTCCAGCGGAGTGACGGTGCGGTTGTTGTACTGAATAGGCTGCAACTGCTTTCCGCAGCAAGCGCACGGAGGAATATTTTCTGTCTCCGCTTGCTTTTGCGCAGGCTTGTTTGCTCTGCTTGCGGTCTGCTTTTGATACTCGTCCGTGTCAGCGTCCTTCGTATCGTCAATGCAGAACAAACCGTTCAGAGCGTACTTTCTAGCATAGCTACTTGCAGTGCCGGTAATCTGCGAATCGTCCATGCCCTTCTTAAATTCAGGCTCACGAGCGTATGCAGTCACCGTGTAGGTGGCACCATCCTGCGATTCAACCGTTGCAGTGGCTTCGATGTAGTGCCAACTGTCAACGATAACAGGCTTGTCGGAAAGCCGCAGCACAAGGCTATGCGCTTTCAAGATGGGCTTGACCGCTTCGAGAATGTCCTCACACGAGCGGTACTTGTAACCGCCAAATTTGTTCATCTGCCCCTTCGGGGCTTTCAGCTCTGATTGAACAGCCATCAGAGCTTCATGGATTTTGCTGTTGTCCATCAATTATTTTCCTTCCTCGCTTCTTTTCTCGCTTTACGGCAAGCTGGGCAACGCTTAGGCAATGCCATGTTATGCGATTCAAAGAAAATGCGTTCTGCACGGGTGATTTCAAAAGGCTTTCCGCAATCACGGCAAATTTTCTGAACGCTCGTGTCCCAGTCCCAGGAAGCTCTTCTTGCGGCATCTTCGACAGCAAACGCTTCCTTGATTCCGTCATAAGGTCTCCTGACAAGCATATTCTGCGGTGCATGACCGTTTCTGCGAAGCGTTTCCTCCAAATTGTTCCTTTTGCAACTTTTGCAAAGAGTTTCGGTGCTGTTTGGGAACACTGAAAAAGGCTTATTGCACTTTTCACAGTGCTTAATTTCTTTCTTGTATTTACCCATTTTCTTTCCTTTCTTCGGCTTCATTAGGCTTCATTGTTCTTACTTTGGCTTAACTTGGCTGTACAAAATCAACCAGCCATCAGTTCTGCCAACTGTGCGCGGAGGTCTTTCAACTCTGCTTCCCTGCCCTCGATTTCAGACTGCAAGTCCTCAATCTCGGCCAGACGGTCAGCTTCTTTGGCTTCTGCCATCTGCTCGTTGGTCATAAAGTACACACCGTCCTCCGGCTCTGTCGCGCCACCGAATCTGTCAAGGTTAATCATCTTTCGACTTTCCTCTCTTGCGCTGTTCTTTGATTTGTAACGCACTGTACCACTGGTCTTTGTCAATTTCGATGGTAGACCACCGGTGGTTACAGACAATACACTTTTTTCTGCGAACGATGCTGTCGTGGTCAGACCGGCTGTCAACCGTTGTAATGTTGTCACTGCCGCACACCGGGCATTTCATCGTACATTCCTCCACTCGTTGGTGTGGTAGGAAACGCGCTTGATTTTGCGGCATTCTTGCTCGCTACGTTCGTCTTCCTCAGCGCTGACTGCCAGCGCGCATAGGACAATGGCTGTTGCGAGAAGCCCGCAGGAAACGATTACCCAGCTAAGCATCTGTACTGTGGTCTGACATCCCTGAATCGTGTCTCCGCAGCCAACCGCTGCAATTGCCGCGACCAGACCAAGCATTGACAATGCTGCTCCTTTTAAAGTTTTCATTTGTTCTCCTTAGTTCAAAATGATGTCAAACATAAACGGTTTTCTTTCGTTTATCACGATTGTTGCGTTCAGAACCTGCGCTATCTTTGCAAGCGTTTCAGTTTTAACACCAGTCTTGTACGGTTCTTTGTTCGGGCTAGTGATGTTGTAAACTGTTTGTTCCGACAACCCGCTCCTGTGAATAAGCTCAAGAGCGCTCATGTTCCGCTTTTTAAGCGCTGCTTTCAGTGTCATCTGTTCTCTCCTTAGCTTTTCGCTGAATGCCCAAAAATCCAGATGGTTGCCATCAGAGCGCCAATACCAATGATTGCACGCGTTGCGTTTACGCCAACCAAAAGGTCAATCCGGTGAATCAGCCAGAAGTTCAGCAGGAACGCTGCGAGAATCAGTGCTAAGAAGATTCCCCAGATCAGGACGATTTCTACCAGTGCTTTCATCTTTGTCCTTTCTATTATGTATGTGTTCCAGCCGGTCTTTCTCCCGGCTGTGCCAGCGGATTTCCCGCTTTCCGTAATACTTACCGTTCATCGGGAGGGTCTACCTTTCCTTGTGCAAGCAAGCCACTGTAATGCCCATAACTCATTCCAAGTTCTTTCGCCTTGTCATTTACTTGTTTAAGGCTGTACTTCGGCTTTTCTTTCGTTGCATTTCCTTCCTGTCTAGATTCATCGGAAGAAGCTCTGATGTAGTCTGGGTGTTCCTTCCGCCAGTCTGCGGCCTGTTTTCGCTTAACGGCGTTTGCACATTCCTTATGATATTTTTGATACTTGTACATTTTGCGCATCGGCCTTTTGCACCATTCGCACGGAACAACACCATATGGAGCGCGGCGTTCGGTCTGGTTTTCTTTTTGAACCAATATCGCACATTCTTTGCAATACCGTCTTGTCGGTCTGACCACGCCAAGATACAGGCCGCAGCGCTCACAGTACTTTTCTTCCACGCTGCATCTCCTCTTTCAGTCTGGCTTCTCTGTTATGCCGTTCAAAGCACTGGTTGATAGATTTCTCCATCCACAACACCTTGTTTGCATCGTTTCTGGATACGCCAGCGGCCATTGCAAGCTTTAGTCTGCGCTTTCGGCTTTGCGCTTTACGAAATTCCATCACCAGCACTCACCAGCCTTTTTGATGATGAACTCAGGCACGTCTTTTCCGGTAGCCCGGCACAGGCATACGCATTTGGCAATCCAAGTATCAAAAGAAGTAGAATGGATGCAGCACATTGCATTTCGCTTAAAGCTTTCATCATCCGGTTTACTAAGCCAAACAGAAACCGCCTTGTAGTCATACGCTTCCGTGGGTCTGCACCATTCAATGTTGTACCCATCCAAGCACAACTGCTGCATAATCTGCGTCGCCAGATGCTTTGCTTCTGCGAGTTCCTCTGCCGTCCACTTGAGCTTGTCCTCTTCGTACATCTTTACCAATTCGTCAATGGTATGCCGAGCTTCATCCGGGTTCTCAAGATCTACCTTTAAGGCGATGATTTGTTCCATGTTCAGCCCTCCACTTTCCTGCTCTTCTCCGTCTTTAAGAAGAGATTAACGAAATAGACCTGACCGATACCCGTCACCTTCGGGGTCTTATTGATAGAAGTGTGCCCATCAGAATGCGCAATGGACGTTTCCTTGATTTCAAACAAGTGAAGTTCCATAGACTTCTGGGTCGGCATATTGTAGTCCGTCCGCTTTCTGTCCTTGATCAGGTATCCGTTCTCACGCATCCATGCAAACAACCGGTTTTGCCCCATCTGGATGCCGTTCTGAGACAGCAGCTTTGCCATTTCACCAACAAGAATGCTCTGGCTGCTTGCGCTCACAGCATCAGCAAAAAGCGCTTTCGGCTTCATGGTTTCAATCTGCTTGTCTTTTTCTTCCAGCTCCTCATGCGCTGCGATCAGTGCAGTTGCAAGGAGTTGCGACCGAGTAAGCTTCGGCTGTTCGGTCAGCTTCTTCTCCATCTCGTTGAACTTCCACTCAAGAGCAGCTTTTCCATTGAAGCCCATCGCCAGCAGTGTAAAGCCGTCACGGTTCATCAGGTAAGCCCTCTGTTCCCTTCCGTAGCTGTCCGGCGCTGTTGTTTCGAAGAACATCTCCCCAAAATTGGGGACATCTTTTTTCATTGCGTCAATGTCACGCATAACGTGGTCGTGACGTTTTTCGAAGTTGTCTGCAATCTGGCGACTAGATGCTACTGGCTCGCCGCTTTGCATAGATAAGATAATGTCGCTCATTTTCCCTCTCTTTCATTCAAAAGCTCTTCCAGAGCTTCTTTCACCTTAGCTTCCGCATTTTTAGGCTCACGCTTACCGTTCAGGATTTTTCCTAAGTATTCCGGTGCGCATCCCATTTTTGCAGCAAGCTCTCTGATTTCGATGCTGTTAACGTGAAGCGTTCCCACAACATCGCCTGTCCACTTAGGAAGCAATTTTTTCTCCTTTCTTGTTCTAGTACTTGAACTTTTTGAAAGAATATGATAATATTATGGTGTCAAGCAAAAACATTATCG